GGTAGCGGGGTCACGGGTAAAGGCAACACCAGAGCCGGAGTTGTCGTTCAGGTAGCCGAATACCATGGGCATGACGTTGACGGCAGTGCCCCAGGAGTAAGGAATGTCGTTGTCGCGGCGGTAAACATTGGCGCGGGGGTTGTCCCAGGAGCGGAACACGGCCCGGATGGCCTCGTACAGCTGCACCTTGGGGTCGGAGGGGAAGTCCACACCCAGCTTGGCCTTATACTCGGCCTTGAACTGGGCAGCCAGCTCCTTCAGGTCCTCGGCGGATATGGTGACGCGCTTCTGTTCTGCCGTGGGATTTTTTCGTTACCTACCCAAAGAAACGAAAAGTATCGGGAGTAACGGAACCCGGATCGCTTGCCTCTCCTCAAAATTGCGATAGACTTCTGCTTAAACACCACCGAGGCGTCGAAATGGAACCGATCGCGTACTTCACCATCCCCGAGCTGCCCGAGCGCCCCATGTTCGTCTGCGCTCGTCGATCGGCTACGCTGCAGGTTTCCTCGTGTGCTCAACTGTGGGAACAAGAAAACAATTCCAAACGCTCCCCCGAATGCTCCACCCTCTGCCGCAACTGTCCCATCGGTGCCCATCACGCCGGAAAAGGGGACGCTGCTCAGAGCGCCCTGTGCGGAATACCCATCTGTGCTCGATGCGAGCGCACTGGCCTCAGACTCATCGGCCACGACATCTGCGTGTCCTGCTGGAACCGTGAACGAGAGCTCGTCATTGGGCGTAATGCCCGGGGGCGTAAGCCTCTCAACCATCCCCCTCTCGTACCCGTTGCAGTCAATGTCCGGGTAGACGGGGAGGTTCATGTGGTCCGGAAGCAACGCGCTACGTCCGTCAATGAGCTGGTCATCGGTCAGCTGCGTGATAATACGAGTCAGGTCTTTTTTGCGATGCAAGTCAGGCGACCCGATGGGCGTCTGCTTGTGCCTGTGCAGGGAGAATTGTTTTAATGAGTGCGCGTGAAGTGACCGACGGTCTGCACCGTCCGATCCAAAAAACTAAAAAAAAGACCCCCGGGCCTGGCTGGGCGATCGAGGATCACATCTGTCGCTCCTGCTTCGGGAGGATCCTTTCTCAGCCCGGCGAGGACGGCGACAGCTCCTATCGGTGCTCTCACTGCGGGGCTGTGGCCTACGGACGCTCTGCGGCTGTCCTGTGCTGCTGTGGCATCGTGGGTAAGTCCCGTGCCCGTGGTAAATCGGCGGCACCTGTGAACCTTGGGATCCGCTGCGTGCCGAACCCGGATCCGACGCCGGAGTTCCCGGGCGAGATCGTGGCGACGGAGCTGCCGAAGTGAAACGCGTCAAATTAGACGAATAACGCTATGCTTTTTTGCGCTGGCTATGGCATAGTTCTGACCTCAACAACCTGAGGAGCTTGAATTATGTCTATCCATGAATTTGTGTCGTCTTATGATTACATGCGCGATGGTGGCTGTATCGTGGTTGGTAAGCGTGACGTCAATGGCGTGCTTACCCCGACGATCATCCTGAGCAACGATACCCTGACCGAGTCCGAGCGCACCACTCTGGCGCTTCGCCTGGTCAAGCTGCTGAACGTCGCCGACCATCTCAAATCTGAGACTCTGCTGGACGGCTCTCCTGTCGCGCTTCTGCATGGCCACGCGGCAAATGCCTACTATGGCCTGACCGATGAGCTGAAAGACCACACCGGGCTGTTGATCCGCATGGGGCTGGATAACAACGCCACCCCGGGCGATATCTACGCCAAGGTTAAGAACCTGCTCGACCTGAACGCCGGATCGTCCAGCCGTGAGCAAAACTTCACCGCGTTCTGTAACAACCTGCATCGCCTGACCGGTGGCTTTACCGGTGCTGACCACCAGTGGGATGCCGTCCTGCTCGACAAACTGCTGAACCACACCCGCGACAAGCTGGGCGCACCCTGCCAGGCCATCATCGACATCGCCGAATCCTACGAGCTGCCGTGCGACACCTGGGAGAAGGCGCTGGAAGGGCTGGACGCGATGATCGACGAGCTGCGCGGGGAAAACTCCAACCTGCGGATCGGCATCTCTGAGCTGGGCGCTGCTCTCGACGTGCCGCCTTGCCAGGATCCCGAGCCCGGCTCCTCTCCTGAGCTGGTTCAACTGTCCGACGTGCAACACCTCGTCATGGGGCTCCAGCATGCTGCCGAGAACACCCGTAAGCGCGAGGCGTCCATTCTGGCGGCTGGTTCGGCGTCCAACTCCGTGATCGACCAGATCGACAACATCACCGCTGACCAGCGCATGTCGCCGACGGTTAAGCTCGCGGCTATCCGTGCGCTGGTTGTCGCTCACACGCGTGAACAGGCCGACGGTGATTTCAATGAGTAAATTTAACGAGCAACAACTCGCCGACCTGTATGGCGCTGCCGTCTCTGCGGAGGCGGCTGGCGAATGTTCAACCGATGCCGGGTACGCGTTCGACGACGTCGTGCTAGAGCTGGCTGGTAACCACGGCGCTGTTGTGCGCCGTCTGATCGACATGCTCCGCGAGGCACAGCGCCAGCTGATCGCCCCGCTGCCGATCGGTGAGCTGCTCCAGCGCCTCAAAGACCAGTGCATCGGCGACGAGTACGTGTCGCTGGCGACACCTGATCGGGTTGTCGCACTGCTGGATCTGGCTGAACACATGACCGAGGCTGTGGAAAAAATAAACGGCATGGTCGCCGCTGCGGGCTTCTCCAACCTGGAGGCTGCGCTCGCCGCTTTCGCCCGCGTGGGGCGCTTACTGCATGGAGATGATGACGATGCTTGAGGATGAATTGGTCGGCTCGCTGCTGCTCTACTTTTTCGGCGCGATTATGACCGGAGCGTGGGCGGCGGCTCACTGGTTAGGCGGTACCCGCCCCGTGTCGCTCTGGTGGGTGGCGTTCGCTACCCTGTTCTGGCCTCTGGTGCTGTATGTCGAGCTGTCGGTCTGGGTGGAGGAGCGTCGCCGTGGATGAGGTGTTCTGGTGGGGTATGTTCGGGCACTACACGATGGGCGTGATGCTGATGGGGCTGTTTATCATCGTGGCTGATGCCACCGCTCGCCGTGGTAAGCGACCGTTTAAGTCGGCGTACTTCCCGGTAGCGTGTCTGCTCTGGCCTGTCTCCCTGGGGATCATCGCCGCGACGATCGTTGGCGAAATGCGGCGCAGATGACCGCGTGACGCCATACTGGAACCCTCCATCAACCGAGGGTTTTTTTATGGCTTTCACTATCGACGATACCGTCAATAACGCGGCTCCTCCTGGCTGGAAACCCGCCGCCAACGTGATCCTTGCGCCGCGTTACATGGCTGGCGAGTTCCTGCCGGACGGATCCAACCGGATTAAGCAACTGGAGACCGGGCACACAATGGCTGCGCCTGTTTCGTTCGACTTCCCTGCTCAGAATGTTTACAGCTCCTCTCCTGTAACGCCGCGCTAAACGTAAAGCCCTGATGCTGGGGCTTTATTTCACAGACTTAAAAATAAACGTCGAAATTGTCATTTAATCACTTGCTAGAGCGTCGCATTCGACGTACAGTCTCATTCGCCGCATCGGGCGGCTAAAAACTAACCACCCACAGAGATTTGATGATGAAAATGACTAAAATTGCTTTAGCGCTGACTCTGACCGCCACCGCCTCTACCGCTTTTGCCGCGCCGTCACCTTCTGCGTATGACCGCATTCAGGATGGTCGTATCGATGGCCTGTTAAACTACGCCTGGTCTGCCGATCAGGACATCAGCCAGCTAAAGACCGATCTGGCCTCTACCGACAGCAAGGCTGACTCCGCGCTTGCCAAATCCAGCGCTGCCCTGAATCTGGCGGCTGGTGCCAAGACCGATGCCGCTGCCGCGCTGACTGGCCTTGCTGGTAAGGTCGCACAGACTGATTATGACGCCGACAAAGCGGCACAGGGCGTTCGCGATAACCTGCAGGATGAGCTGATCGATACCAACGGCCAGAAAGCCGACGCGGCGCTGGCTGGCGTGGCAACCAACGGCGCGGCAATCACCGACCTGCAAAACAAAGCGGGAACCTATGTTACCAAGCCTGAGCTGGCTACCGGTCTGGCCACAAAAGTGGATAACGCCGATTTTGTTGCTGACCAGATTCGCCAGGACAATGCGCTGACCGATGGGCTGGCGACCAAGGCCAACCAGACCGATCTTGACCAGGCCATCAAGGATCAATCCGATACCGACCGCGCCCAAGACCGCCTGACCGCCCAGCTCCACGCCGACGTTGACGGCAAGGTGAAAACGGAAACAGCTGATCGCAAAGCTGCCGACGCGGCTCACGATACGGCGCTGGCTGACCATGACCTACGCATCACCAGCAACACCAACGCCCTAACCTCAAAAGTGGACACCAGCGTGTTCACCGCTGATCAACAGCGCCAGGACAACGCGGCGAAAGTCGAAGCGTCCAAACGTGACGGCCAGTTCGTGACCTTGTCCTCTGGTGTGGCTGCTGCCCAGGCTACGGGTGACTACGCTCACTCCCGCATCGACGCGGCAAACCAAAACATCGAGGCTAATCGCCAGGCTCTGGTGAATACGAATAAGCGAGTGGCTCAAAACACGGCGGACATCGCCAACCATGAGCAACGCATCACCACGCTGGAAAGCCAGACGAATGCCAGGTTCGGCGACCTGAAAAAACAGATCGACAACAACAAGAAAGAGGCCAACGCCGGGATCGCTGGTGTGGCTGCGATGGCGTCCATCCCACAGGTCACCGACAAACAGGATTTCTCTATCGGTGCTGGTGTGGGTACCCGTGACGGCGAGAACGCCATGGCTATCGGCTTCTCCGGTCGCATTACCGACAGCGTGGTGACCAAGGTTGCCGTTGCCGCTGACACGCAGTCCGGCTGGACGGTTGGCGCTGGTGTGAGCTACGGCTGGTAATCCCGCTTTACCTGGAGCCCCCGCATGGGGGCTTTAATCTTTCCCCTAACGCAAGGATCCCCATGATGGAAATGTTCGCTAAAGTATTCGAGTCCCACGGTCGTCAGGTTCTGGTCACCAAAGCCGAGGACAGCGACGGCAACCCCCAACTCAAGGTCACCATGCGCTTCGACGGCGCTGAGATGTCTGTTGGCCTGTGCTTCACCGACGATGATGCGGGTGATGCTGCGCTGGATCACGCCTTTGATTCGTTCGGGCAGGAACAGGCCGACGTGTTCGCTGGTCTGGTGGAAGGCGCGAAGTCTCCGTTTGAGGCTGCTGCCAAATTGGGGATGATGCGCGAATGAAAACCTACCACCGCCCAACGGTCGCCTATCTGAGCCAACTCGTGGAAAGCGCCAAGGCTGACGGCTTCCGCGACCTGCAGCTGTTCACCCATGGTAAGTCCGTTGTTATGTCTGGAATGAAAGACGGGGCGCTGTGCCATGCGCACACCGTTTCTCGCCACCGCACCCCCGAGAAAGCTGCCGAGGAGCGCGACCGCCTGAACAAGACCCTACGCGAAAACATGCCGGGCGAACGTGCCCCGATCCTGAGTGGCCAGTGCATCCTTTCGTTCGATACTGGCGTCTCCCGCGTGAAGATGGTCATCCAGAAATCGAACCGTGAAGGCGTCAATAATGCCGATGTTCTACTGAAAGAAGTTTTTCACTTTGGTATCATGCGACACGGTGTTAAGCCCCTGATCGCCATGCTGGAAGCGCAGGGTGCTGAGTATCCCAGCTACCAGGATGAAGGATTGAAACAATGAGACCAACCGGATCACAGGTGCGTGAGGCTCGTCTGGCGACGGGGCTCTCCACCAGCGAAATGGCGCGACGCCTGGGGCATTCGCTCCGGGCTTATCAGCGCAAGGAAGCGGGGGGCGATGGTGAGCCTACCGCTGGTGGCTCCACGCTCACGCCGGGTGAGTATGAGCTGATGCAGGTGCTGGCGCATGGCGAGCCTATGGCGCTCGTCGCGGCGGTAGCTGCTGCCCGTAAGATGCACGCTTTCCTCGCGTCCCGCTTTCCTGAGAACGAGCTGCAGGTTAATACGCCTGAAGACCACGTAAAACTCGAGAAGCTGCTCGCTAAACTTGAGGCCGCGCTCGATGCCGCTGCGCCTCCCACAACCCGTAAGGATTAACCATGGATCTGCAAGACCTTCAGACTCAAAACGCACAGATCGCCGCGACCCAGCTCGGCTACGACGACCACGGCATTGTGACCGCGTTCCTGCAGCTGCAGTGGCCTGGTATGGGCGGTGGCTTCGGTGGCTACGTGCTGCACTCCGACCACCCGCATTCCGGCCTGACCGCGTTCGGTATGCAGTATCTCCGCTCCGTGCTGGACACCGTGGGTGTGCGCACATGGGAGGAGCTGGCTGGTAAGCACGTTCGGATCGTCCAGGAGCCGGGCTCCGGCCTGAACCGGATCATCGGCATCGGTCACATCATGGAGGATCGCTGGTTCTTCCCGCATGAGCTTGGTGGTGAATGCGAGGCGCTGGCGCTGGAACGCCAGAAAGCGATCGAGCTGCTGGCGGCGCAGCCTGTTTCGGTACCGGCTCCTGAGTTGGGCGACGGCGCTGCTGTGGTCTACGACGGTGCGGGAAAGGACGAGGCTGGCGCGGAGCCCGAACAAGCCGGGGGTGGCGCGATCGCGGATGAGCCTGTTGCCGCTCTCCAGAAGAATCCGCGCAAGAAGCCGCGCACCACTGAATAATTGCCCGGGCTGACGCCCGGTGATATGCTGCCTCTGCGCCGGGCGACTGGCGCTTTATTCGACGACTTCGACAACGAAACCGAAAGAGGCAGCTATGTTTACTGTAAAAACGATCATCAACAAGACCGTTCACCTGCACCACCTCGAAGAGCCGATCATCGGCCTCCCTGGCTCCGACATGTGGAATCAGGTCATGGATAACCTCCTGCAGTGCTACAACCGCGAGGTTGAATTCGCCGCCGAGGCTCCGTTCTCCTCGACCGAACCTCGTCCCGCGCTGCTACCAGCCTCCGAATGGCGCGAGCTTCCCGCGTATGACTTCCTCGAGTACCACCCGCAGACCTTCCTCGATGCCAGCGCTAACGAGGTGCAGTTCCCCGAGGAGATGATCGAGGCCAAGCGCCCCGGCTATCAGCTGCAGGACTGCGTGGGGATCCTGCTGCTGGATGCCAAACATCCCGAGCGTGGTGCGCTGAACGATTGCGAGTGGACTCGTGGGGCGTTCTATCAGCTCCTGTACCCCGGCGATCTGCTGTTTGCCACGGATTGCCACGGCGCGACGGTTCACAAAATCGCATAGCCGGTCCCGTAAATCTAAGCCCGCAATTAGCGGGCTTTTTTGTTTCCAGGTGCGCAAATTTGCGGTATGCTCTACGTCGTTTCTGACGCGAATGGTTATGAGTATGAATACCGATGATTACCCGATTAAAAGCAGTTTAGTTATTAAAGCACTTCATCGCTTAGGCTCTGCTCAGTTTGACTCGGTGATCCCCCGCTTTCTTGAAAAAGTAGAGTTCATTCCCGGATCTGATTGCTGGTTTTGGGTAGGCGCAACAAAAGACAATGGATATGGCGATTTCTGGCTAAATGGGCGGGTTGTAACGGCTCATCGTTCTTCGTTTATGATCTTTGTCGATGACATTGATGGTGATGAGGATGCCTGTCATACCTGTGATAACCGAATTTGCGTGAACCCAGCGCATCTTTTTAAGGGGACTCGAGCCGATAACATGCTGGATTGTGCTGGTAAGGGGAGAAATGCCAGAGCAACTGCCGCGCTGACCATGGAGCAAGCTGACGAGATCCGCCGCTCTCCGCTTAAGAACTTTGAGTTGTGTGCCATTTACGGCGTAAGCAAATACGTCATAAGTAGAATCAGGAGAGGGGTTAGCTATGGCTAATGCCTGTACGTGGAAAGCTCCACTTGTAACCTTAGCCGATGGTCGTCATGTCCCAAGCGATCACCCTGATTGGAAGGATGAGTGCGAGGCGCGGTACGTTCTGAACCTCCCGACCAAGGCCGATCGCCACGCCTTGCTGGACAAGATTGAAAAGCGGCGAGGGCGTGCAGCCCGGATTGAGCTGAGTGACCGTATACTGGCGCTTTATTTCTTGCAACAAGGGAAGACTAAAAGTGAACGCGAAGAAGGTTAGAAATATCGAGATACCGCCCGACGAGCACCACCCGTATGGTGGCTGGTACATGTTCCGCATTATGCCCGACGGCGCGGAGATTGGTGTCGCTCGTTCCCGTCCGTATGCCTGTAACGATCAGGATTGGGCGTGGGAGCTGCGTAAGGCTCGCATGGAGCTGATGCGTGCCGTTGAGAACTATAAGGCCAATCAGGCCGGAAACTGAGGAAACCACCCAACATGAAACTCAAAGGAAAACTGACCATCACCCGCCCGTCTCGCGGCGGTGATGTTGACCAGGTTATATCCATCCAGATCCAGGACTGCGCGTCCCGGATTAACTTCCTTGAGGTCGATGTGCCGCTGGAGCAGTTCGCGCTGGCTATCACTGGCCTGTCTGCGCAGTCGTGCGATCTGACCGTTCGCGGGTTGAACCGCGTCGGTACCAAGAAGGTGGTTGAGGCGCGAGTGGCGCTCTACACCGGGGAACACGCCTACAGCAAGGATAAGCTCCGCGACTGGCTGATTGAAACCAGGCAGGAGGAAGGCTGGACGCTGGATCCGTATGTCGCCCATCAGAATGCCACCTATCCGGTTGATGGTGGCATGATGGTGCGCTACTCCGTCTACAAGTTCGTCCCGCTGGAGGATGGTGAGGTCGTCGATGACTAAGCCGATCCTCGACATGTGCTGCGGCTCCCGTATGTTCTGGTTCAACCGCGAGGATCCCCGCGTCGTGTTCTGCGACATCCGGTCGGAATCCCGCGAGTTCCCCGACGGGCGCGTGGTGAATGTACGCCCGGATATCATTGCCGACTTCCGAGCCCTGCCGTTCGCCGACCAGTCATTCTCGCTGGTGGTGTTCGACCCGCCTCACCTGGTGAAAGCTGGCCCGAATGGCTGGCTCCGCATGAAGTATGGCGTGCTCAATAAGAAAACGTGGCGCGAGGATCTGCGTGCTGGCTTCGCCGAGGCGTGGCGCGTCCTGCGCCCTCACGGCACGCTGATCTTCAAATGGAACGAGATGCATGTCCCAACGCGTGAGCTGCTGAAGCTGGCGGAGATGGAGCCCACGCTGGGGCATCCGTCCGGTCTGCGGGCGAACACGCATTGGGTGACCTTTTTCAAGGATGCCGAGTGAATTACTACAACGAATTCCACCCGCAAACGGCGCAGTGGCTGCGCGAGCTGATCGCTGCCGGGCTGGGACTGCTGGGGCAATGAAGCGCCGAACAAGGCGATCGAGTTCGTTAAAGGCCACGCGGTGGTGCCGTTTGATTGGAAGGATCCGAGCCATCCGATGAACCCGAACAACAACCTCATGCACTTCGGCATCAAGACCGACCCGACGGGGGATTACGCCACCAGGGTGTTTAATTTCGACACGGCCTGTTCGTTTGACGATTCGGTAACGTGCCCGGGCTGCAGGAAGGTGTTGTCGATGAGCGAGCTGCAAACTGGGATCCACATCTGCCCTCCGGTAGCTCCTGAGTCTGGCGAGTAACCGCAAAAAAGAATAGAATCGTTTAAACGCGCTCAGAGCCATTCTGAGCGCCTTTTCAGGAAGGACGACCGTTGATGAAGGGTAAATTGCTGATCGCTGCGCTGGCGCTGTTTCTGGTGGCCTCCTGTGCGGAATCTAATAAAGCGCCCGTAAACAAACCAATCACGCCGACTGAGCAGCCCACTGATGGTGGCTGGCCTCAGATCAGTATCGGGCTGGGAGTATTCTCGTGAACAGAAACCTGATGTTTAAGCTATCGCATTACCGCCCCCGCGTGCCGTACAAACTGCCGATGGTGACCGCGCACCGGATCCGCGACTTCAAGCTCCACCCATCTGCCGGGCTGGTGATCCTGTTCTACGAGGACGTCGCCCCGCTGACTCTGCATCCGAATTGGGCGCAAATCATGAGCCCCAAAAAGGGGCAGGTATTCGTAACGGCTCCCCGAGGCGGCACGCTGCTGCTGGACGAGCCCGTATTTAACCGTTTGTTTATTCGCATGGAGACTCCAGATGCAACAACCATTCACGCCAGCTGACGACCAAAACTGCGGGGCCGGCTGCGGTTCCAGCTTCGGATTTGCCTCTCTGGCCACCTTCCCGTCCCTTGAGGACAAGGCGGCTGATATGGCAAGCGTGGCCTGTGGTCTGGCGGCTAAGGCGTGCGACGCTGATGCGGTGAACGACCACGGCCTGTCTAAGCAGCTCTCTGACCTGTCGAAGCGTTTCATTGCCCGTTCCAATAGCTATCTGGACGACGCCGACGCTGAACGCAAGGCCGACGAGGCAAACCAGAAAGCGCAGCCGTTGACCGGCGGTGGCGCTGGTTTTGATTTTAACCAGGCTGAGGCATCCTGCTCAGACGTAGTTTATTTCCACCGCGTGGACGTGTTAGCCGCTCCAAAGCCAGGGGAGATCGATCTGTTTGCTGCCCTGCGCGATCGTCTCGATCTGGCTCACCGCATCACCGACCTGCGCTTCTTTATCACCGATGGCCTGACGACTACCGTCTGCCTGTTGACGCTGGACGGCGATCTGTCGGTGGTTGGTGTTGGCTCTCTGGTCAATGCAGACCACTACGATCGCAGGATGGGTATGGTCTGCGCCATCAACGATGCCTTGCTGAAGTTGTCGGACGCCGAAGGCTACGCCAACAAGCGCACCATCCTGAGCAATGCCCGCTAAGTAGCGCAACTGCCAGGGACGGCACCCAAGGAGGACACATGGCACCTGAAAAAAAACCGGCGACGCCTAAACCGCGACCCAAGGTGAAGGCCAATTCTGGATCGCGCCCGAAGATGAACGACGACGCCTGGAAGGCGTTACGCATCGCGTGGGAAAGTGACCCGGACATGTCTCCAGCGCGGCTTGGCAGAGAGAACGGCATTTCCGAGAATACCATCACCTCGCGCATGCGCCGTGAGGGCTGGGTGCGTATGAACCCCAACCTCTCCGGCCTGAGCAATGCCGCGCTGACCGAGTATCAAAAGCGCAAAGCAAAGCTCAAGCTGCCGTATACCGAGGACGACCTTAACGCCCTTGCAGATGAGATCGCGGCGGAGTTCGCTGCCAAAGCCCGCGCCGATCTGCAGGAGCGACACCAGAAAGAGTGGGACGCGCCGCGCTCCCTCGCTTATCAGGCCATTCGTGAGAAAAACTTCGAGCTGGCTAAACTCGCCAAAATCAGCACCGAATCCCTGACGAACATCCAGAATGGTGAGCGTAAGGCGTGGGGGCTGGACAAAGGCAACGGAAACGAAACCAACATTAGGGTGGTGATTGAACGTGAGTAAAACCCCAAAGACCGACGTGAATACGGTCGCCCCACAGGTACGGCTGGTGCCGCTGGACACGCTGATCCCGTATGAGCGCAACGCGAACCACCACACCCCGGCGCACATCGCGCAGGTGGCAAACTCGATCCTCGATTACGGCTGGACAAACCCGATCCTGGTCGACGGCCAGACCATCGTGGCGGGGCATGGTCGCCGCCTGTCCACGCTGCAGCTGTACTCGCAGGGGCGTAAGGTGCGCTTCCCTGACGGTACCGAGATCCCGATGGGCTACGTGCCTGTTATTGACTGCTCTGGCTGGACTGAGGCGCAACGCCGCGCCTACATCCTCGCCGACAACCAGCTTAACCGCGCCTCGGAATGGAATAACGAGATGCTGCGCCTCGAGCTGATGGATCTGGAGGAGCTGGACGTTAACCTCGAATCGCTGGGCTTCAACACCACCCAGCTGGACGAGATCCTGAAAATCCAGCCGACCGATGGCTCTGGCGACGACCGCGACCCGGATGCCGTGCCGGATCTGCCGGAGGAGTACATTGCCAAGACCAAAATGGGCGACTGCTGGATCCTCGGGCCTCATCGCCTGTACGTGGGTGACGCGACGCTGCCGGAGAGCTGGCTAAACCTCATGCAAGGCGAACAGGCCGCGATCGTCTGGACGGATCCACCGTACAACGTGGATATCGGAGAGAAAAACGAAAGCCTGGCGAAAGCGTCCGGTCGAACCAAGTCTAACGACGTGCGTGGTGTGGAAGGCATCGCTAACGACTGGATGCCGCAGGAAGAGTTCGACGCGTTCCTTCTGAAGATCATGCAGCGCCTGTTCGAAATCACCGCGCCGGGTGGCGTGACCTACATCTCCCACTCGGACAAGATGGCGGGCGGTCTGCGTGCGACCTATGAGGCGGCGGGCTTCCACTTCTCGCAAAACCTGATCTGGAAGAAAAGCAGCATGACGCTGTGCCGTACCGACTTCCACTACATTCACGAGCCGATTCTGTACGGCTGGAAGAAGGGATCGCGCCATCGCTGGAACGGTGGGCGCAAGCAGACCACGCTGGTGGAAATGCCGGACGCGCATCCGTTCAAGCAGGACGAGGACGGCTCCTGGTACTTCACCATCGGCGACGTGATTATGCGCGTCGAGGGTACTGCCAAGATCGAGCGCCTCGAGACGTCGATGCTCAATGCGCCGAAACCGGCACGCTCTGACCTGCACCCGACGCAGAAACCTGTCGAGCTGGTCGAGCGCATGATCTCCAACTCTGCCCGCAAGAATGACATTGTGGTTGATGCGTTCTCGGGCTCCGGTACCACCCTGATTGCTGCCGAGCGCCTGGGAATGTGCGCACGCGTGATGGAGCTGGACTTGCGCTTTGCGGACGTAGCTATTCGCCGCTGGCAGGATCTGACGGGTCGTCGCGCTGTCCATGCGATCACTGGTGAGGAGTTCCCTGCCATCGACGAGCCCCGCAAGGAGGCCGCTCCTGTTGTTGCCAGTGATGGTGATAAATTTTAAACGTCTAAAATGACGTTATTTAGCTTGCTTCAAAAAAGCACCCGAGCTACATTGCCCCTCAGCCGATGAGGGGCTTTTTTTTTGGGGAGGATGTTCGTAGCTGTAGGTGTTGCAAAGGTTTTTTTTCAATTTCTAATTTATTCAAGGATCAATCATGAAAGAGTTTAAGCCAACCGTTATTGCCCGTGCTGTAGGTATGTTCAACGCCCTGCATGGCCTGTCCATCACGCCACAGCATGCGTCCTCTCTGCTGGAGCTGCTCAACATCGCCCACGCTGCCGAGCTGCCGCCTCCGCTGCCGCAGGTTATTGCTGCTGAGGGTGAGGAGCTGCTGGACGCCGTTGTTCGCGCCTATTCCCTGCGTACCGCCTGTGAGCTGTTGTTTGGCGACCATGCGATCCACCTGGATCCGGGTATGACGCTGACTGATGCCGTCGGCCACGCTAAATACGTGATCGAGCTGGACATGATTGATCGCGATGGTGACAAGTCTCACGAGCTGCCTCCGGTTGCTGTTCCGTTGGTGCAACTCATGGGGCGGGGTACGCGCCAGAATGAGCCCCAGCCCGTGATGGTTGATCTGGATCATGCTCACGTCCACGCCCAGCCTGTTGAACAGGAAAATACCACCGCGCCTGTCGAGGCCGCTGCCCCTGAGCCAGCCCCGCGCAAGGCTGACGACCTGCCGCCTCCGTACATCCCGCTGGAAACAGGCAAAATCCACTACCCTGCCAGCACCGAGTCGGTGGAGGACTTCATTCGTCGCATGATGCCCGTTGCCCCGTGCCGCGTCCGTATCGGCGGTGTCGTTATGACCGTCCGTGAAGATCTGACCGTGCCGGAGATGATCCGCGAGGCCAACCGCCGGATCTCGAACCGCATCACCGATGCCGAAGGTGGGCGCGAGAAGGTGCTCCCGGCTGAGGAGGAGGTTCTTCCCGACGGTACCCTGCGCACCGCGTTCCGCTGCTGGCGTCGTGGCTACCGCTTCCGTCTGGACGTGCTGCCGTATGACCGTACCGAGATCGCCGAGTATCACATTCACCTGAAAGAGCGCCCGACCCAGGCGTGGATGGAGCCGCACCTGCAACTGATGTATGACCGTCGCGCTAAAGTGTTCCTGAACATCACCAACGGGCGTGACCGATTCGAGAACATCCTGCATTTCTTCTGCACCAATGACGGACGTCAGGCTACTGCCGAGCTTGAGCGACTGGATCGTGAATACCTCGACGAGTACGAGGAGGGCACCACGCCTGGCTTTTCGTGGGACTCCTTTCGCAAGGACGAGGCACCAAAGGCTCCCGTCGTCGAAGATGCCGAGCCAGTTCTGTACCGCTCGGAGGCGAAATGGGAGAAGCAAGGCCACCCGTACCGCGTCCGTTACTGGAACACAAAGGAGAATTGCTGGATCTACTCCTACTTCGCTGCCCGTCCGGGTGCCCTCGCTACCCGAGTGCGTGACGTCGCTGGCAAACCAGCCACCGTTGAGGAGTATGCCGACTTCCTCAAAGCCGAATCGCTCACGGCTGATAAACGCCAGGATCCGTCTCGTGAGTGGAATGCAAGCACTGGCGGCGCGGGTCATGCGTCGACGGACAACGGCCTGAACCCTGTTTACTCCAAATAACCCCCCTGCCGCCCTGCGGGGCGGCTTTAGCCTGATTACACGGAGGATAAGTCGGTATGAGCCTCAAAGACCACCAAAACCCGAACGGCACCTATGATGGCGTCGGTGCCCTGTCTGAATTAACCGGAATCAGCCGTGATGATGTTGCCTCGACCTTTGAGCGGGTCAAGGCCAATAACGCGCTTCTGGAGTCCTGCGCCTGGCACTGGTTCGTGTTGAACCCGGACATCAAGGCACCGTTGGACTACTTAAACCGCCACCTGGCTTACAAATGCGTCCACTGCGGTGGAACGATTACCCCCGCTATGTACAAGTGGCACCAGCTGGGTCGCCGCCCGCAAGGAGATAAATCATGACCGTTGAAGTAACTGACCGCCGCCGCAATAGCGACCCTGATTGCCTGTCTGGCTTCGGCTTTGCAAATGGCACCTGGTGGACGATCATCTTCCTGCCTGGCATGGAGAAGCTGCCACAGGTCGAACAGCGCCGCACCACCGACCCGTGGGTTGTCTCTCCGCGCACCGCCCAGCGCATGGCTGATATTGTCGAGAAGTGGACACCGCCTGAAACGTGGGCGACGGATAACGCGGACATGCGATCCCGGATCCATGCCGACCTTGTTCACTTCCTGCGCCATTGCAACGGCTTTCGTACTTACTGATGAGCTATCGGATCACTCCCGAACAACAAGCCGCGCTCGACGCGGCTTTACTGGATCGATCCCCCGATCGCCCCGGCACCGCAAAGTGGGAGGTGGAGTTCGTCGACGGCACCCACTTCACCATGCTGTCTGAATACGCCCACAATAAACACGCGGCTCTCCTCGCTTGCATTGAGCGCTTCGGCGCTAAGGTACGCGACGTCCATTAGTCGTGATGCCACCATAGGGTATTGTTTGTCATATGGTGGCTCCCCATGCTCGTACTCGCTAAAGCCCTCGGCAAAAAATTTGCCCATCAGGCCGGATATGCCCTGATCGATGGTCGCTGGAAAAAGACCACGCCGGACATGAAAGGCATTAAACACGCCCCTAAAGCTGCCCACCCAAAGGCTGGCGGTACTGGTCATAAACCGTATGCCATGCCGGAGGAGGACGCCTCCAAGCTGCTCTACGCGCCGGAGAAGGCCGAGAAAAACGCCGACATGAAGAAGTTCAACGAGAAGCAAGTCCCGGGTCTGCTGGCTCATGCCTCGAAGGGCGACATTGCGGCGATCCTCGGCTCCTCCTACGGCACCAACACCCACGCGAAGAAGCTCGTGGCGATCGCCAACTACCTGCTGGAGCAGATGGGCTCGAAGGAGCAGGTGTTTGCTGGCCTCAAGGCTGGCGAGCACCCGGCTATCGCGTCTTATGAGCGTGCTGCCGAGGACGCCGTCGAGAAGATGGTCGAGGAGGTAAAACCGGACGCTTCTGAGGTTCCGACGGCTGGCTCCGATGTTCCTAAGGGAGAGTACAAAGATTCCGGCCTGACCATGCCGGAGTTTAAAGGCTCCTCTGCTGGCGCGGTAACCGCGTTCAAGATGAAGGCGCAGGAGGTTATCGATCTGGCTAACGACGGTGACATGCTCGGCCTCGATGCTATTGCGACCGGGCCTGGCTTCGACGGCAAATCGCCGAACAGTAAGAAGCTACTCAACCTGTACGCTCAGGCGGTCGCCAAGGCTACCGAGCTGTCCGGTGGCGTCAGCCAGCGTGAAGCGCCAGACGTGCCGTCTCCGGCTGCTGCGGTGATCACCGTGGCGACGTCCATTGCCCAGCCTGACACGGCGGGTGGCGAACCTGCGCCATCTCCGTCCGATGCCGCCGCCAAGATTAACGCCGTCGACTGGACTGAGTTCTATGTCGCCGACAAAATCCCCGGCCATAAGGCGTTCAACGCGAAGATCGACTCTATCGCTTCCATGGCTGCTGCGGGCAACATCAACGGGATCCTCGGCCTGACCTACGGCATCAACACGCACAACAAGAAGGTTGCCAAGGCTGCAAACCACGCTCTGGCCACCCTCGGCTATCCAGACCTTAAGGTGGTACTCGGTAAGGACGCGGTGCATCCGATGCTGGGTAAATTCTCCCCGGCTGAAAAACAGCAAAAGGACATCTCTGCCGCTGCGCAGAATATCAAGGCTGCGGCTGATGCCGGTCCCAAAGAAGGCGACACGCGCCAGGGCAAGAATGGCCTTCAGAAACTGGTGAACGGCCATTGGGTGAACGTGGAGACGGGTGTTCCGGTACCGGAGTCGAAGGCTGCGTTCAAGCCGAAGAAGGGGGCGCTGGTTTCCCCGCATGACATGAAATCTCTTCCGGCTGGCACCACGGTGCAGCTGTTTAATCAGAATGGTAATCCGTACCTGAAGGTGATGCTGGGTGATGGCCTTGCGTGGGCTTATGGTCCGGGCGACAAACTGAGCAACACGCCGATGATGGGGCAAAAGTACAAAGACCTGATGGGGATGGGCGATAAGACCCCTGACAATCTGGGCTTTGTTTCCGCGTATCACCACCCGGATCATCCGGCTAAAATCGTTGCCGTTGGTAAGCCTGATTTTACCACCGACGACCAGAAATCCACGATTAAGAAGATGTATCCGGGGATCCTTTCCGTAACGCCGAAAGCGGGGATCTATCCGATAGGCGACGGCCTGGTGATTATGGGGGATCCGGCATATCCGACGCAGGGTGTGTGGGTGAACCAGATCGGTGATTACGGGCACGTCTCTGCCATTACGCCGGGCAGCTATGACGTCTATGACCAGTTCATGTCTGGTACTGTTCCGGCGCTGAATATTGCCGAATCGCTGGGGCTCCACGACAACATCGGCGTGAAAGTCGACCAGCCTCCCGTGACCGGCAACGAGCAGTTCGACGCCACCGCGCAGCAGATCATGGCTGATATCGAGGCGGGCGATTGGGACAAGGTTCAGGCTGAAATTCTCGATCTGGTGGACACCATTGCCGCCGAGGCTGACCCGGACGGGATGAAAGATGCCATGGCTATGGCTGAGTGGCTGGTCAAGGCCATGAAGAAAGCCAAGGGCGAGGCTGGCAATGCCTCGGTGCAGGATCTGCAACCGCCAGCCCCGCAAAAAGCACCGCGTGCCGCGACGCCTCCTGCCCCTGAATTGCCGGAGTTCGCCGACGTGAAAGCGTTCGACGAGTGGTATGAAAACAACGGCTATAAGTTCGAGTACGAGAACGAGGTTTATCACGGCGGTACCAAGGCCGCGAGCAAATCCCCGGCTGCGAAGGCGCTCAAGAAGTGGAAGAACATCTCCGAGGCGACCAAGGCGTCAAAACACGAGCAGCGCGTGCATGAGCTTAAACAGGCATCGGGCAAGGATGAGGGCTTCGCCAAGCTCACCACGTCTGCGTATAACGCCATCAAGGACGCGGGCGGAGAGCAGGAGACTGCCGCTGCTGCTGCCGATTGGGTGATCGAGGCTGGCGCTGGCCCGCTGGCGCAGCTCGCTGTTGCCGACGCGATGATGAAGGGCGAGATCGAGTGGCTGGATCTGGCTGACGACTATTTCGATATCGGCATGCAGGACTACCCGGGCTGGTGGACAGAGACCTATCCGGGTATGCCGATGAAGCCGATGTTTAGCCCGGTGAAGTATGGCGATGAGAAAGCTGAGATCTCCGCTGCCCTGAGCAGCGTTCACGCAGCGCTTAAGTCCGGCGTGGACGCTGACCCGGACGAGCTATACGCGGCTATCGGTGACGCGGTGAAATACTCCGACGCGCTGGACGGCGACGACAAAGGCGCGGTGATGGATTATCTGGCTGATGCGTCGGCATGGATGACAAAAAACGGCCCGCAGGAGGGTGACACCAAGCCCGGCAAGGGCGGCACGCTGGTGTTCCATAACGGCCACTGGATCCTGCAGGACAAGCAGCAGAGCGTCGTTAATGCTGGCTTTACCCAGCAGGACGTGTCCAACCTCGCGCAGACCATCTCCGATCTGGAGGGTGACGAGGCGTATGACATTATCGAGGATTGGATCGCCAAGTCCGGCAAGACCAAGGAAGCCTACGAGGCGGCGTTCTCCGTCTATGCGGGCGCGAAACCGAATGAGACCCACGGCCTCGGCAAAATCGGCAGCGACTACCTGAAAAAATACGGCATCACCACGCCGGAAATGGCGATCCCTGCGGGCATCGGTATGTTCGAGCCTGAGGCTAAACTCTACCAGGGCATGGCTGCGGTCGCGCTGGCAACCAACAACCCCGCGATCGCTAATGCGATGCACTTCGCTATCGGCATGGAGGAGGATCAGCTGCCGGGCAAGACGGAGCAGGGCAAGGCGTACAAGCAGTACCTTCAGGTGCTGACCAAGGTTGCCGAGGGTGCCGCGCTGAAAAACAACAAGCCAGCGCCTAAGGCGGGCACGCTGCTGGACGACAACGGCCAGCCGAAAACTTTCTATCACGGTGGCGCTGACGTGGCGACAACCGCGCTCAACGGCATGACCTTCTTCACCGATGATAAATCGGCGGCTGAGGACTACATGAAGGCGAGCCAGATGGGCGGCGGCAAGCTACATGCAGTGAACCTAATTATGAAAAATCCGGCGAAAGACAGCGATATTGCCGACGCCGCCGAGGAGCTTGGGATCTTCAACGAGTACGATCTTCCGCATCAGTACCTGACCGACTCTGTGTATGAGGAGGCCGCTCAGGTGATGGCGCTGCTGAAGAAGAAGGGCTTTGACGGCGCGGAAATGATGGATCTGCCGATCACCGGCCATGGTGACCCGATTAAGTCGTATATGGTGTTCTCTGCCAAGCAGATCGTGACCGAGCCTGAATCCAAACCGAAGGAGCTATGGCAGGACATGCAGGAGGCGATTGCGGGCTATAAAAACCCGGCATCCGTTCTCCAGGAGCTGAAGGCGCACATCGATGCGGACGGCTCCTCGGTTAACTCCTACAAGGCCGCGTTTAAGGCGCTGGCTGACCTGCCGCAGTTCTCCGGACCGGCTATCCAGCTGGCGAAGCAATACATTAACGATATCGGCGTTCCTCCGGCGGTACCGAAGTATTCCGGCGTACCCGTCGAGAACGAAGGCCAGGCCGACCAGATTGATTCTCTGACGGCTGCTGGCGTCGTGGCTGAGTTATCCGACTCGCCGACGCTAAAGGCTGCGGTCAAAAAGCAAATGGACGATCTGGCCTACTATCTCGATGGGATGAACGGCTTCGACAGTGCATCGATTTACAAGTACGCCGCGCAGATTGGCATGTTTATCGACGGCATGTCGAAGATCGAGATCGCGGAGGCGTATGAGGCCACCGATGCGCTTGCGAAGAAACAGGCCGCGAATGTGCCAGATATCGCCAAACCGAAGAAGGAAGGGCAGGATCTGACCGACGCGAAGGATCTGTTTGCTGGTGCTATTGCTGAGATTTCCCTGCTCGGTGGTGATGATGATGAGATGGCGCTGGATGCAGAGCTGACGGCTAAAGAGTTCTTGATGGATGTCGGGATCACGCCTGACGCGATCGCCACGGTCGAGTACCAACTCGGAGTGAACGACTTCGAGGCGAGCCTGAAAAACGTCAAGGAGTGGACTGCCGACAAACTGAAACCTCAGGCCGATAAGCCGAAGGCGAAGGTCGTTTCTGGCGCTCAGTCTATGAAGCTGATGGGCGACCTCAAGGCGCTGAAAGCGTCGGACAAGGGGGCATTTGCCAAATCCACCGAGGCGGCGACTATCGCGCTGGCGTTTCTGGCTGATGGTGACTACTCGCCGGACTTCATCAACTACGCGCATACCGCTCTTTCCGGTACCGGCTTCGCCGCCACTGCCGAAACGATCGCCGCTCAGGGCTGGGCACTTCACGCGCAGAAGAATGCCAACGGGCAGGACGATGGCCCGAAAGAGGGCGACACTAAGCCGGGTAAAAACGGCATGCTGATCCTCAGGAATGGGAAATGGGTTAAGGCGGGTCCGGATGAGATCCCGGTGCCGGACTTCTCTACGGTGGTCGCTGGCCTGACCGAAGAGGGCAAGATGTTTTATGCCAACTTCGCGGACACGGTGAAGAAAATCTTTGTTGACCACGAGACGGCGAAATACATCACCATTCACAAGGACGGCACCTACTCGTTCAAGGGTATCTATCCGGGGATGAAGAAGATCGGGCCTGACTCGCCATCACTGGCTAATAAGCTCGCGTGGGAGTACATCAACTGCCTGATGAAAGCGTCAGAGAAGAAAGTCCACGGCAATTGGGATCCGATGTCCGTGACTTACAACTCGCCGCTGAAAAAGGCCACGCCGCAAAACCCGGCAAACAACGGCTACATCCCGCCGGAGGCCGTCGAGCCGAAGAAAAATCCAGCCACGACTAAATCGTCCGGTACCAAAGCTGATCCTAAGGTTTATGGCGCGGGGAAACCTCCGGTTAAAACCACCAAGTGGAAGGTCACCGGTGGCAACCAGGGCGGCTCTAACGAAGGGCTGAAGATGAAGGATGAGACGGGTCAGGAGTGGTACGTAAAAATCCCGAAAAACCCGGAGCACGCTCAGGCAGAGCTGCTCGCTGCCAAGCTCTACGCGGCGGGTGGTTTCTCCGCGCCGGACTCGATGATCGTCGAGCACAACGGCAAGGTGGCGATCGCTTCCAAATGGGTAGACCTCAAGAAAGCAACCCCGGCGCAAATGAAAAAGGCCAAGGGGATGCTGGACGGCTTCGCTATGGATGCGTGGCTGGGGAATTGGGATGTCGTCGGCCTGAACCATGACAACGCCATGCTGCTGCCGGATGGCACGATTCACCGCGTAGATCCGGGCGGCTCGCTGATGTTCCGCGCGATGGGCGAGAAGAAAACCGCTGATCAGTGGGGCGCTGTCGTCCACGAGCTGGAGACGTTCGTCAACGGCACCAACGACAAGACCAAGGGCATCTTCGGCAAGATGAAGAAGGCCGACATTGAGGCGTCTGTGGTCAAGGTGCTGAAAATCACCAACGCGCAGATCTCGTCTATGGTTCACAAGTTCGGGCCTGGTGATGCTGCGGCGAAGAAGGAGCTTATCAAGACCCTGATCGCCCGTAAGGAGTACCTCGCTGAGAAGTTCCCGGCTGCGAAAAAGGCCGCGATCATGGCGTCGTTCGACCCTGATAAGATCACGCCTCCGGCTGACTTCCTCAACTGGTCGGGGCCGGGCAAATCAGGCCCGTCCTCGATCAAGGCGATCAACGAACAAAACCACGCCGCAGCCCAGCAGATCTACGAGCTGGCAAAGGCCGGGGACGTTGCTGGGATCCAGTCGCTGACTGCGCCGCTGGTCAACAAGGACACGGGCGCGATTACCGGCGCGGCATCGGTGCTGAAGCACCCATCTCAGCACATCAAAGGCTACGCGATGCAAGCCCTGTCTGAGATTGACTCGATGCTCAATCCTCCGGCGCAGTACGAAATGGGAGGCGACAACCCGCTCTACGATCTGGCTAACGAGTATCCGGTTCAGTCGGTCAGCGCGTCGGCGAAGAAGGTAGGTAATTTCCTGCTGCTGGGCGAGCCTGGCACGATCGATCCGGCGTCGCTGGGGCTGACCAAACTCACCCATAAGTCCGGCAAACTGACCACGAACACCTTCGCCAGCGCTGCGCAGAAGTCCTGGCTTAAGATGCCGAAAACCCAGCAGGAAGCTATTCGCGCCTATACCGGGAACAGCTACCACTCGATCAACGGTGGCCTGTGGTCTGGCAACCCCGGCGCTGCTGCCAATGCTGCGGCATCTGGTCTGCTGAATAACGGGCATGAAATCACGCCGGGTACCGTGCTGGGAAGGAAGGTGACGCTCTCGCAGGAGCTGATCGCGGAGCTGATGGGGGCTACGGGTAAAATCCTGCAGGAACCTGCTATCATGTCCACGTCTATTACGCCGGACGCGTGGAGCGGCAATGTCCACCTCAAAATGCACATTGGCCCTGGTGTTAAGGGGCTGTATGTGGATGTTGGTTCTAAGCCGGGCGGTGGTGCAATTTCCAAAAACGCGGGGCCTGGTGAGCGCGAGGTCATCCTCCCGCCCAACACCCGTATGCTGGTGGTGAAAACCACGCAAGGCGCGGGTGCCGATGAGGATGGATTCGGTAAATCCTCGAAGGTCGTTATTGAAGTAATTATTTTGCCGTCTGAGTAAGGGGTGATTTGTGGCTGATGATCGTTTTACAGATTCACAGTGGTTTATCGATGCCATGGGTCGCGCTGGTGGTGACCTGTATCTCGGTGACAAGAAGGTTGTCCACGAGCTGATCGCGGGTCTTGCCCGCGACGTGGTGGATCGCTTCGCTGCGGTACAGGCTGGCACCTGCTCACGCGAGGAGGCGCTTGCCGCTGACCGAGCAGCGTGTCTGATGCTCGGTACCGTGCTGAACGGAAACACGCCGGGCTTCTCCGGCGTCAAGGGCTGGAACGACGGCGGGCTTGCTCGTTACCTGCAGACTACCGTAGGCCTGGCTCCGGGCGAGACTGACGGGGATCTGATCGTGGCGCATGGTCTGGCGCGTATGCTGGTGGGGATTTACCGGGCGTTCTCCGCTGATGAGAGCGAGGAGGCGATTGCTGCCGATATCAAGGCGCAAATCGAATCGACCACGCTGATGATGATGGGGGTGCAGGGTAATGACTAAGCTGGTGCTGAAAGCCCACATTAAGGGGTACATGCGCAAGGATGGCGTGTACGTGAAGCCTCACGACGACGGCAAGGCTCCGGCAAAGGCTGATAAGGCGAAGGGTAAGAAGGTGTTTTACTCGAAGCCTAAACCAGCGCCGGTCCCGTATGGCGTTCACCACAATGAGTCCGGTAAACCGCGCATGGTGTTCCATCACCCGCAGCTCGGCGAGACCGGGCACCGCGTGGTGGTGAATAACCCGAGCCAGCCGTCGTCTGAGCCATCATGGAAAGCGCCGGACAAGGTTGCGGTGTTCGTGCCAAAGGGGATCGTACCGAAGGAGATCAACGGGATCGCCGTGGCTCCGTGGGAGGATGCGCCGGAGACGGACGGTGGCTGGGCGTTCGTGGATGGCACGCTGGACATCAAAGAGCCACCGCTCAAGATGAAGGCCGGGATGCGTCCTGCTGCGGGCGTGATTATCGAGGAGCCAGACGGGCGCGTGTGGGTGATCTCACCGACGAACGCTTTCGGTGGCTATAAGAACACCTTCCCGAAGGGCGGCGCTGAGAAGGGGCTATCCCTGCAACAAAACGCCATCAAGGAGGCATGGGAGGAGTCCGGCCTCAAGATCGAGATAACCGGGATCCTCGGCGACTTTGAGCGCACGACATCCATTGCGCGGATGTACACCGCTCGCCGCGTGGGTGGGGATCCGACGACGATGGGCTGGGAGACTCAGGCGGTACAGCTGGTACCGAAGGAGAAACTCCTCGAGGCTATGAACATGCCGTCGGACAAAGAGATTGTCGCCCGCTATCTGGCAAAGAAATAACTTGTAATCACGTCGATAATGACGCACTATCGCCTCCTCAAACAAATACAGCCTGAGGAGGCGTAAAATGTGGTTAATCCTTTCTGATGGTTTCATGTCTGCCGTGGTGGACAAGGACGATCCCAAAAAGATCCAGGTTCGCGCTCGTCGCAAAGAGCATCTGGAGAAATACTTCCCGGGGCACGAGATCGTGACCTACGACCACCGCGACTACCAGTTCCGGGTCGTGGTTTCAAAGGCCGAGCTGTCTGCGGTGCTGGTGGAATACATCGGCCAGATGTCCTACTCCAACTTCAAAGACTCCGTGAAGGATCCCAGCTACCATGACGCCTGTTATGACGTATGGCACACCATGGCGGCGCTCCAGCCTCGCCCACCGTACTCCAATTACTCCGGTGCCGCGTATTCCCAGCGAGCCTGGTTCGGAGCAGATGCTGGCGCGGGCAAAACTTCAAAACGAGGAAAACGTAAATGATCGTAATTCAATCGGGTGGCCAGACGACCATTAATGGACGTAGCTACTCTGGTAATAACATCACCATTAAAAACGGTGAGGTGTATGTGGACGGCGTTCGCCAGGCTGACTTGCCGGAAGGCGAGCGTGAGGTGATCGTGTCCGGTGATGTGGTATCGGTGACGTCCGATACTGGCAACATCACCGTCCATGGTGGCGCGGGTAGCGTGACCTCGACCAATGGCTCGGTGAAGTGTGGGGATGTAGCTGGTAGCGTCACTTCCGTTAATGGCAACATCACCGCGAGCACCATCGGGGGTAACGCCTCATCCGTGAACGGCAACGTGCGCGGTTAATCCCTCCCTGCCCGGCATTGACCGGGCTTTTTTTTCGCCTGTCGTGACCTCATGCTGTGGGTATTCTTCCCCGTATGAGATCCTGGACATGGTGGACAAACTCACGCCCCGCCTCGGTTTACCCGAGCCATTTCTAACTAACCCGCTCAAGGTGGACGTCGGTCGCCTCCAGCAAGCTCTCGAGATGATCGACTCCAACGCCGTGATGCTCACCGATTGGGACATCGCCGCTGATGGCTGGCAGAAGATCGGCAAAATTAAAGGGCTGGCGCAGGGCAAGGTTGCCGCGTCGCTCATGGTGGTGACCGGTACCGGCTTCGCAAACATACTTTTCCAGACCGGTGACGGCTCCGTGACCACGGTTGGCGACCCTGCCCGTATGACCGTCTCCGCACAGACCAACCTCGGGGCGAACACGCCGACGATGCTCGGTGGGCGCGTGGTGGAAACTGCCGCTGATGAATATGAGATCTGGTTCGAGATCGCCGTTGGCACCTCCCCGCGCAAATGGTCGGGACTCCTGATCGCCGGGAATGGTGCAACGATCGACTGGACGCATACCGTGGGTGCGCAGCCGTCCGGTGGCGTCACTGTTCAGATCTCCCGTTCGTTGACCAGTTTTGACGTGGCCAGCGAGACAAAGACCGCGCTCGGCACCCTGCTGACCACCGGGCACATCGGCGCGGGTGTCGTGCAGCTGGACTACCTTACCACCGTCGACCTCAAAGGCCGCATGTGGAAAACGGGCGAGCTGGTGCGCATCAAGAAAGCCGACGCCACGGATGCTAAAGGCTTCCCGCCCGCACTCGTCTCGGCGGATCCGTCTGCCACTGGCTGGTTTATCCGCTGCCTCTCGATCAACGATACCAGGACGGTGAAGGAGTTCGAGTTCACCTCAGAATCTGCGGGCGTTATCCGAGCTTATAAGGCTCGCCTGTCCGGCACTACGTGGTCGGTGGCGAAGGTTTACACCTCGCTGGACAAGCCGACGGCTAATGACATCAACGCCCTCGGCACGCGGGATCCTGTTACCGGTACGAACGTCGTCAACCTGAACGATATGTACAGCCCGGATTATTACGGGACGACGGCCATCAAAAGCACCACGTCTGCGGTCGCTGCAAATAACTTCCCGTTCGATGAGGTTGGTACCGTGCTGGTGCTGCCGTTCGGCGACACGTTCTCCTGTACGCAGCTCTACGTGACCAAATCAGGCCGGGTGGCTGCTCGCTCCTATGACGGCTCCACCTGGACGACCTGGCGCAAACAGGCCAACGCGGGCGCAAATGACGACATTACCTCCATGACCGGGCTATCTGGCCCGCTGAAACTGGGCGGCGATGCGGCTGGCGATTATGACGCAGTAACACTGCGCCAGCTGAAAGCTAACTCAGGTGGTTCTGGCCCTACCATGAATGGCGTGGTGAATAACTTCATCGGCGCTGTGGAGTGGTTTAACGGCTCGCGTGCTAAACTTCCTGCTGGTTATGTGGCGGCTGACGGTCAGTTACTACAACGTTCTGCGTATCCAGATCTCGCGGAAGCAGTGCGCAGCGGTTTTCTTGGCAACTGCACTGATACAGAATGGCTGAATGGTAGCGGCGGAACCACCTTCTATAATCGCGGCAAATTCTCCCACGGCGACACTACAACAACCTTCCGTGTGCCAGATTTAAACGGTATGCAAACAGGGTCTATTAAAGCGCTATTCCTCCGCGGTTCTGGAAGCTGGGAAGTCGGGGGCGTATCGCAGGACGGTGCGCCGAATATCACGGGCTCTTCCGGCAATACTTACATGACCGGCGCGGGAAATCCGGGTACAACTAGGTACGGCGCGATTGAGTCAACCGTAAGCACGGCGAACTTATGGACACCGGGCGATAAAGCGCACTACGCAAACGATAATTTCGACGCTTCACGCGTAAGCCCATCTTACGGTCGTGATGGAACGCAGGAAGTTCGCCCTAACTCCGTTGTCGGCATCTGGATCATCCGCGCATCTGGCAGCTTCCAAGCTGCTAACACCAATTTCAGCGTGCTCACTGGTGATGCGACGAAGCCGGGGAATAACACGCAGATCGTGGGCGGGGAGATCATCTCTGATTATCAGGTGGGTGGTGTTTCCGAGTGTAAGGTGACGTTGAAGGCGCTTGGCTCGGTCGGTGGCTTTTATGGCGCTCGCCTCAGCATCATGAACAAGTCGAAAGGGGGAACGCCTGTAAACCTCGACTTTACGGATGATGGCTCGCTTAACGTCCCGGCTTCGCTGACGGCGGGTACAAATATTTCTGCGACTAACTTCTTCGCGTCTCAGGGCGGTGGCTTCCAGATCCCATCGCAAAGCTGGTCATGGGATTACATTTATGCTGGCAGGGCTGCGCCTTTCCGTATCTCTGACATTTCAGTTACCCGAGATTGCATTGTGCCGATTATCTCTGGCATGGTGGCAGTAGCTCCTGGCACTGTTTCATCCGGTTATCCAACCCATGCGCTTATTGGACAGTATATTCCACCGACTGCCGCGTTTGGTTCTCTGCTGCTTGCGCTGACTGGTGATGGAGGTTCATTTGCTCGCTATTTCATGGATATGTCCGGGCAAATTTCGGGTTCCTACCGGAGCAATAGTCAGAATGCTGAGGTTAATTTCACCTACACCAAAAATGCCATCTCTGATGAAACGTATAAGCACTCAATCCGTGACTATGACGGTCGCCAGTCGCTGAGTAACATTGAGGCTATGGAGCTTAAAACGTTTGTGTATAACGGTGATGAGCGCGGGCGTGTACGCCGTGGTGTGATTGCTCAACAGGTGCGGGACATCGACCCGGATTATGTGCAGTTCATCAAGCCGACCGAGGACTCCGAAGGCACTTATGTGCTGGATAATAACCCGCTCCTCCTCGATGCCCTCTGCGCCATTCAGGTGCTGTCAAAAGACCTGAAAGCCGCGCAAAAAGAGATCGCCGCCCTTAAAGCATAATCTTCTTCCGGTCCTTCGGGGCCGGCATCTTCGCATGGACTTCTTATGGCTCGTCAAAAAACCATCAAAATCAAACTACCCATTCTGAATGAAGCGCTGCAGACCTGTATTGACCGCTCGGCTCGGTTCAACGTGATCGCTGCCGGGGAAAAGGCGGGCAAGACCTCGCTCGGGATCGAAGCTCTGGTGGCTGGCAAGTTCGGAGTGCTGAATAACCCGGCTCCGGCGATCTGGATCTCCTCGACGTACAAGGAGCTGATGGAAGTTCGCCGTCGGCTGGTTAAGGCGATCAGCCCGCTGATTAAAAATGCCACGTCCCGCCGGATCACGTTGTCGTCGGGTAACTTCATCGATCTGATGGCTGCGGATACGATGAAAGAGGTCAACGGGCAGTACGGCCTGATGATCATCGACGACGTGCGCGAGATTCCGGGCTTCCTGCAACTTTGGGGCGATAACCTTGCCGACTCCCTTCGTGAGTACCACGGTTCGGCCTGGTTCATCTCAGGCGCTTATGGCAAGGGCAACGACTTCTATCGTCTCTGGTGCGATGCCGAGCTGGATGGCGACTGGTTCCGTCGGCGGGTGCCTACGTCATCCAACCTCGAGAACATCGACGCGAAGCTGTTCGAGATCATGAACACCTGCAGTGAGATCGAGCGCCGCCAGCGCTTCGAGGCTGAATTCCTCGATACCGTGTTCGAGCTGACGGCCAGCCAGAAGATCCTGAAGCCGGGCGAGACGTTCCTGCAGTGGTGTCATCGCCTGTCTGAAACTGGCTTGAAGGTGGACGGCCATCCGTTCAAGCTGGACGACCGTCCGGCGATGGCGTGGATCTATGAGCAGATCCCGACGACCCGCGAGGAGGCGTTTAAGCGCGTGCTGGTGCTGATGAAATGCGCCCAGGTAGGTTTCACCGTCATGGAGATGCTGGCCACCATCTACCTCGGGTTGCGCTTCCAGCCAATGACGATCGGCATGTTCCTGCCGTCGGCTGACCTCGCCAACATCAAATCGTCCGAGCGTTTCATGCCGATCGTGCGAACGGTGCCGGAGGTTCACGAGCTGATGGTGCAGGACGACGACAAGGGGGGTGGGCGTAAGAAGGGCGAGGGTAACGTGCGCACCCGTCGCATTGGTGAGGCGATGTTCGTGTTTTCCTGGACGACCGGGCGTGCGACAACCGAATCCATCCCTATGGACGCGCTGTCGTTCGATGAGGTGCAGGAGATGACGCTCGAGCAGATGGAAAAGACCCGCGAGCGTCTGTCGGCATCCTCCCTGCGTTATACGCTGATGGGCTCCACGGCTAACTGGCCAGACGTGGATATCCACCACTGGTATAAGCGTGGCTCGCAGTACCGATTCCATACCGAGTGCCCGTCGTGCGGCGTCAGAAACCCGCTCGACTCCTACTTCCCGCAGTGCATCAAATGGGACGAGGAAACGCGCAAGCACCGCTATGTCTGTAAGGAGTGCGATGGCTGGATCGATGATTCGCAGATCGGGGAGTGGATCCCGGATGCGCCGGAGAACGAGGAGGGGGAGATCATCATTCGATCGATCCACTTCCCGCAGTTCCTGTCGCCGACGATCAGCCCGGGCGAGATCATCTCGGCCTACAACAGCGCCACGGACATGAAAAACTTCTATAACCGTAAGCTCGGCAAGCCGTACCTCGATCCGTCGCAGGTTCCGGTCACGCTGGAGCACCTGAACAACTGCGTGAAGGCTGGCAAGCGGTATAACGTGCAGTGGAAGGATCGCGCGACCGGCTGCTATATGGGCATTGACCAGATGGGTAACTTTAACGTCGTGGTCATCAAAGAGCGTCTCCCGTCCGGGCACCAGGCTATCGTGCATCTGGAGATGATCTTCTCCGAGGATCCGTTCTCCCGCTGTGACGTGCTGATGTCGCAGTATGGGATCGCGTGCTGCGTGGTGGAAATCAACCCGAACTACAATGACGCGAAACGGTTCGCTAACCGCTGGAAGGGGCGCGTATTCATCTGTAACTCATTCGGTACCGTCGCCGACGGCATGATCCAGTGGAACGACTCGATGAAGCTGGATAAGTCGGACGTCCGTACCGACGACAACGAGCAGGATCGGTACACGCTGCGCATGGATCAGTATAAGTGCATGCAGGTGTCGATGGCTCGCTTTACGGCGGACGACCCTGTCTGCCTGATCCCGGATCCGCAGGGGCTGGTTCAGGAGGTGATCGAGAAGGGTATCACCAAAATGACCGCCGTGGCTCCGATCATGTTCCACCACTTCACCAAGACCGCGCTGGTCGCCGAGCAGGTGAAGGACAAGAAAGGGGTTTCCCACACCAACCAGTACAAACGGACGGTGAAAAAAATCGGCATAGACCCCCACTTTTCCTACGCAAACATGCTTTGCGACGTGGCCTGGTCGCGTGCTCACGGTACCAGCACCTTCCTGTTGCCGGACATCGTGCCGACGAAGATCGAGCGCCTGAGCCCGCTGGACATTGGCGTGGATCCGACGCTGGTATCATTCGTGGAGGAGGTGCGGACGGCGCATCTGCGCGGAGATGTGTGCGGGCGCTGTATCAACTATGACCCGGAGTCCCGGTCTTGCGCGGAGATCATGATGCAGGTGAATGAGACGGATCCCGGCTGCTCGGTATTTATCAGTCGGGATGGGTACTGATTACCAGCTGCTGTCGTGGTGGCTCGGGCTGCTGTCATAGCCGCTGTGGTGGCTGCTGCCGTGGTCGTAGCTCGGCGAGCTGTCGCGGTGGCTGTCGCTGATGGTGGTGCTGTCTACGCGCTCATGATGGTCGCGGTGGCGTACCGGTTCGTCGTTGGCCTGATTCATGGGGTTGAGTGGGCTGATGGGGCTCAGTGGGTTTAACGGGTTGAGCGGATCGTGCCATGGGTCCGGTCGCGTCTCCGTCGTCACCTTCACGCCGACCACCTTCGGGTTGACCTTCGGGATGTCCGGCTTCGGTTTGCTCTGAATCTTCACTCTGGCCACCTTTGGGTTTGGGTCGTACTTCGGTGGCTCGCACTTTACTTCTTTCTTTGGTGCCTTGACGCCGAACAGCGCCCGGATGGTGTCTCTGATGATGCCCATTGTGTTTTCCTCAAAAAAAAGCCGCTCCCGAAGGGCGGCTAATCACCAACGTATTAAGCAATGCAGCAAATCCAATCCGCTTCTCTGCTCCAGCCAGGTGCAGAAGAAAAGCGCCTTTTGAGCGCCTTTGTTCTATCCCCGAGGGGAGCCCCGATCCGCGAGCCTGAGGAGGGATGGATCGGGGCTGGGGCGCCTTGCGGCTTATAACCACCCAACATGGTTATTCTGGTGGTAACGGCAGGACTTGAACCTGCTGTGCAGCTCACAGAGCTGGTACCCGTGTTGCTTCGCTACCCATTCGGTGCGGTTTTTGTGGCTCCCTAAGGTGAATCAACGCAGCTGTAAGAGGTGATCTTGAGGCTGGGTTGTTTACCACAAAAACCGGCACTTGGTTCCCGGTGCTGCATCCATAACTGATACGGGAATGGGTGAAAGTACAGCAGCTCCGGGAAATTAAACGGGGTTTTCACCCGATTGCGTCGTTGGTTTCTGGAGCCGACACCGCACCAATCAATCCACCGCCCTTCTGGTCATTGCCGTCTGATCCACTTAATCGCCAGGGTCCGACCGCAGGGGTTAGGATATTGTTGAACGTCCAACACGGGTCTTTGAATCCGGTCAAACGTCAGACGTTCATTGGCGATGCTCCGAAGTAGCGGGGGAATCGATAGTGCGCATCGTTTCTGTAAACCTCGGGGCATCCCAATCAACGCCACGTCACGGATTAAAGCACGCAAAAAAGCGGAGTGCAATCTTTTTTATATGCCGTGATACCATCGCCTGTGTCGTGACGCCACAATTCCCCCAAACAGTCAAAAGGCAAGGTTTATGTCTGATAACGCCATTCATACCGCACACAATGATGCCGCGCCGGAGAACGAGCGCCTCGACGCCATGGCTCAGGCTCAAAAAGCCGCGATGCCGTCCAGCGTCCCGGATCTCGCTCCGCTGATCCAGCACATCGCTTCGTCGTATGCGGATCAGGAAATGGCGAAGGCATTACAAAAACCTAACGTCGTGCCGTTCCCGTCTAAGCAGGTGCAGGATGGGAAGAAGCAGGGTATTCAGTCCGTCTGGCTCGATGATCGCCAGGTGGAGATCCTGGGCGACTGGTACGAGCGCCCGACCAACTTCTCGTTTGACATGATGCGCTATATGGTCGACAAGACGCCTGTCCTGTCGGCGGTAGTCATGACCCGTATTCGCCAGATCAAACGCTTCTGCCGCGTGAACGAAAAGGGAGAAGGCCCGGGCTTCCAGATTCGCCTCAAGGATCAGGGGGTAACCTCGAAACTCGGGAAAGCCGAGCGCGATTCTATCTCCGCGCTGAATAGCTTCATGACAAACTGCGGCTGGGAGCATAACCCCCGCCAGCGTGCCCGCCTCAAGCGTGACAACTTCTCCAACTTCATGAGTAAGATCGTCCGTGACTCGCTGGTGATGGACTCCTCGCCGATCGAGACGGAGTACAAGAAAAACCGCTCGCTGGGGATGGACGGCTTCTACGCCATCGATGGTGCCACGATCCGTCTGTGTGACCAGAATGGCTACCGTGGCGACGATGAGATTTACGCGCTGCAGGTGGTGCAGGGGAACCTCCGCACGGCCTACACCTACGACGACCTGATCTATGTGCCACGTAACCCGCGCACCGATGTGTTGCAGGGCGGCTATGGCATGTCTGAGACGGAGCTGCTGGTTAACACCGTTACCGGCTTCCTCAATGCCATGACCTACAACCAGAAATACTTCGACTCGAACGCGATCCCGAAGGGCTTACTTCACCTGGCCGGGGATTACTCCACCGAGGATTTGGTGTCGTTTAAGCGTTACTGGAACAACATGGTTAAGGGCATTAATAACGCCTGGACGCTGCCTGTGATGGTGTCAAAAAACCAGGAGTCAAAGGCCAGCTTTGAAAACTTCGGCGTGGACGTGAATGAGATCATGTTTGCCAAGTGGATGACATTCCTGACGGCGATCATCTGCGCCATCTACGGCATCGCGCCGGATGAGATTAACTTCGAATCGTTCACGGCGGGCACTTCCTCGCTCTCAGGCTCCGACACCGAGGAAAAGCTGATTAACTCGAAGGACAAGGGTTTGCGCCCGCTGCTGTCCCACTTCGAGGACGTGATCACTGATTTCATCATCTCCGACTTCTCCGACAAGTACGAGTTTCACTGGACCGGCCTCGACGAGAAGGATCCACAACAGGCGTGGCTTGAGGAGCAAGCCCTGCGCACGACCAACGAGGCGCGTAAGGCTCGCGGCTGGGAAGAGCTGAAGGAAGATTGGGCTAATGCGCCGTTGAACACGGTCACCATGCAGCCGTACATGGCGCAGGTGAATGCGGCCATTCAGGAGCAGCAGATGGAGAAACAGGCCGCGCTGCAGCCGCAGCCGGGCGAGGAGCCTGGTGCTAATCAGCCGGGTGACGCAGAGCAGCCTGGCGCTGAGGAGGCCGCTGCTAAAGAGGCCGCTGACGCCGAGAACCGCGAGAAGTTCGGCCAGTTACAGAATACGCTTCAATCCATGGACGACGAGGGGATCTATAAATCCTTCGGCCTCCCTGACCTGAAGTAGCGTTTTTGGTGGTTCCGATTGCTGACGCAAACCCGATCATTGCCCGACTTCTTCCGGGCCCGGCAGGGGTAGAGCTGCCGGGGAATCCTTCACCGCGCTGACCGGTGATGTGCTGATGGGCACAGCGATGAAGAGCCAGCGAACGCAGCAACCAGCCCCTCCGGGGTAGCCGAATGGTTGCACCGCCCCTTCGGGGGCACCTATTTGGAGGATGTGCCGATTATTACGCTAGACCTGACCACTCTGACGCCGTTCGTGACTAACGACGTGCTCGAGTACATGCACAAGGCGATCCGCTCAGGCGAGGATGGCGACATCTGGAAGCCGCACGAGTCGCCGCTGATCCGCAAGCTGATCGAGCTGTTCACGCAGCGCGGTCTGCTGCATATCTCCAGCGTGCGTTCGGCGATCGAGGCGTGGGAATCTGGCGCAAACCACACGGCTGGTAAACCCCAGCCAAAGCCTCCCGTCGGCACTATGACCGTGTGGACGGACGAGGAGCGCGAGCTGGTGGATCTGTACCTGCGATCCCTGCCGCTCTCCAGCTGGCAGCTCGAGGATCATTTCCTCGCGGTTGAGCTGACCGTCCAGACCTACATGCCGAAGGACACCCTTATCGCTGAGGCCGATTGGCTGGCCACCAAGGCGTCGCTGATGGGTAAGGTTGAGGCCAACTGGCACAAAGAGGTCAACGCGATCGAGGCTTCAAAAATCATCCAGGCACTGCCGAACACCAAGGATCAGCTATCCGGGATCCCGCTGTCGAAGATCGAGCAGACCCAGCTTAAGTTCGCCGCTGCCCGCGCTGCTGAGAGCGTGGTCAACCTGGCCGACAACACCCGTAAGATGATGCGCAGCGTGATCCTTAAGCACGAGCAAAATCGCCAGCTCGGTCTGCCAGCCCCGAGTACCTCGCTGCAGTCGGAGCTGTTCGACAATTTCTCCGCGCTTAACCGCGATTGGCGCAGGATCGCTATTACCGAGGCTGGCGAGTGTCAGCTGCAGGGCTTTATCGCGGCGGTGAAGCCGTTCACAAAGGTGAAGCGGGTCGAGATGTACGGATCCGCATGCCCGTTCTGTAAGAAGATTCACGGGCGTGTGGCTGAGGTCGTTCCCGCCGACCACCCGAACAAGGATCCAGAGACGCAGATCTGGCCTGGTAAAAACAACATCGGGCGATCTGCATCGCCGTATAAGCGTGTGGGTGGTCAGCTTATCAAACGCAGCGAGGAGGAGCTGTGGTGGCTTCCTGCTGGCCTTGCGCACCCTCATTGTCGTGGTCGCTGGGTGCCAACTATCCAGCCTGAACCGGGCGACAATAAAGAACTTGCCGATTTGTTAGAAAAAATCCTTGCATAATCGATGCTGCTGTTTATGTCGTGACGGCACAATGGGCTCATGTTTTTGACGGGTGGAACCCTCTATGATTGACACCGAGAATACCGACGACATGATTCGCGTCGATATGATGCTGAAAGCCCACGCGCAAGCGGAGGGTGGTAAGCGTTATATTTTTCTGGAAGCGTCAAACGAGGGGCTTGACCAGACGAACGAGAAGATCATGTGTAAGGCGCTCGCGGAGAGCACCGACCTGTTCCTCAAGTTCGGCAACATCGACATCGACCACTTCACCGTGATCGGGCAAAAGCTCGGGATGTCGCTGAAGGAGGCCAAGTCCTACGAGATTGGTCGCCCGGTTGACGTGAAGATCGACGGCACCACCACGTTCGTTAAAGCGCAGCTATACGAGGGCTCTGGCCCGATGGCTGAAAACGCGAACATGGTTTGGGAGTCCATGACCATGATTAATCCGCCTCAGCGATGGTACCCGTCTGTTGGTGGCGCGATCCTCGCCAAGAGCCAGCAGGTGGATCCTGAAACCCAGCAAAAGGTCACGATGGTCGACAAGGTACGCTGGACGAACATCGCCCTGTCGCAAACTCCCGTTAACCAACATCTGCGTACCGCTTCCCTGTCGCCTATTGGCACCCTGACTAAATCCCTCGGGGGGATCGTCATGTCTAAGGCGCTCGAGGCTTCCTATTGCACCGACGTTAGCCAGCTCACCGGTGGTGGCGCTCTCGGCGTGCAATCGCTCGATACTGGTGTTCATAGCGTGTACGGCTATGAGGCGTTCCGCGATACGTTGAGCGCCTGTCTGCTCTCCGGTCTGCTCCCGACCATGACCCTTGACGGGCTGATTGCGTACTGTGCCGCTGAATTCACGATGTCGCCTGTTGAGGCGGCGGATTGGGTAAATCGCTTTCTGAGCGATCTTAAACTGCAACTACGGAGTTAATTCCATGTTTAAACAACTGCTCGAAACTCTCCAGAATCTCGACGCCGAACAGGGCGAAGTTCTGGCTAAATCCGTGCAGCCCGCTCAGGATGACAAAAAAATCCAGGCCGCTGCTGCTGCATCTGGCGCTAACAACGGCGACGGCAATGGTGCCGGTCCGGGCGAAGGCGAAGGGGAAGGCGAAGACGACGCTGACAAGAAAAAGAAAGAGGGTGAAGGTGAAGGCGAGGGCGAGAGCACTCTGACCAAATCCCTGACCGGCGCTAATGGCGAAGAGCTGATCGACGCTACCGAAATGCTGGAAACCCTGCAGAAGTCCATTAACGACAACAATGAAATGCTGGGCACTGCGCTGCCTACCATGATCACCATGATGAAGCGTATGGGTGAAACCATCGCGACTCAGGGCGAGATGATTAAATCTCTCCAGGCTGGTCAGGGTGCCGCTCCTGCCGGGCGCAAGTCTCAGGTTGTCCTGTTGGCTAAATCTGCCGCTGGCACTCAGGCTGTTGAAGAAGAACAAACACAGCTGACCGCTGACGACCTGATGATCAAGTCTAACGCTGCTTACAGCGCGGGCAAGATCTCCGGTGTTGAGCTGGGCATGATCGATTTGGCGCTGCGTTCTCGTCAGCTGCCGGACGCTGATCTGCTGGCTCGCGTTACTGGCGCGAAACTGTAATTTTTCCCGACCTCCCGCCGTTTAGGTCGGGAATTTATTAATCTCTCAGGAGTTGATGATATGCAAAATATCGCGCAACTGTTCCAGAATGCTTTACCGGGCGGCGCTGCTGCTCTCGGTGGCTCCCTGGGCGGTAACATGGCTCAGTTCGAAGAGCTGACTAAAGCCCTTCAGGCGGGTGACATTAACGGCGGTTATACCACCGACGTGACCAACCTGCAGGGCGGTGGTGCATTGGGCGTCCAGTCTCTGGATACCGCGATGAAGACCACCATCCAGGAGAACGAGCACTTCACTCTGTTCAATATGCTGCAGCAGACCAAAGCGATTAACATCGTCGACGAATTCTCTCGTCAGTCGTCTGTCGGTGGCTTCCTGGGCGGCTCCACCAATAGCCAGATGGGCGTGGTGCGTGCGGCGCAGGGCGAGTACAGCCGTGAAGTGGGCATGGTCAAATTCCTGATGACTCTGCGTCAGGTTGGCTACGTCCTGAACATCGGCAAAAACATTGCCGAGCCGATCGCGGTTGAAGAGCGTAACGGTGCGCTGCAGCTGCTGACCGACGCCAACTACCTGCTTTACCATGGTGACGCGGAAGTCGTCGGCACTCAGTTCGACGGCATCTTCAAGCAGATCGATGCTGAGATCGCTCGTGGCAAAATGTCACCGGATGCTCGCCGCGATCTGAACGGGAAAGCGATGGACTCCATCGATGCGCTGTCCCTGATTAACACCGAAGTTTCCGCTTACGGTAACTGGGGTAAATCCACCGACATCTTCCTGCCTAACTCTGTGCAGAATGATCTCAACCTGTCCCTGGATCCGGCTTTCCGCTGGGCTCCTGAAGGCCAGAATACCCCGACCATCGGTGCGCACGTCCCGGGCATCCGTCTGACCCAGGGCATTGTTAAGACTCACATGGATACCTTTATCCATGACGAGACCAACCCAATGACCCACGTATTCCAGCTGACCAACGTCAAGCTGGCGGCTGACAACGCTGCGCTGAAGCCTACCGTGGCTGGTGCTCCGGTTGCTCCGGGTGCTGCGACTGACGGCTCTCGCTTTACCACCACTCGTGCGGGCGCTTACGTGTACGCTGTGGCTGGTATCAGCAAGTCTGGCGCAGGCTACTCCGAAGCGGTGATCGTTGATGCCGTGACCGTGGCTGCTGGTGGCGGTATTAAGCTGACCATCACCCACAACACCGGCTCCACCGATATTGGTGGTTACGCGATTTACCGTGGTCGTCAGGGCGTGGCGAAAGCTGCTGCAGACCTGGACACTCTGGCTGATCTGCGCCTGGTGAAAGTGGTTGCGAAGAACAGCGCCGCTACTCAGGAGTTCATCGACCTGAACCTGGATATTCCGGGCACCGTGTCTGTACCGGTTCTGAACCTGGCACCGGGCTCCGATGCGATCGGTTGGCGTCAGTTCCAGCCTATGACCAAGATCCCTCTGCCGTTCGGCGTCGGCGGGATGCCTGTCATGAGCTGGTTCCAGTTCCTGTTCGGCTACCTGCGTATCACTAAGCCGAAACACCACGGCTACATTAAGAACATTCTGCCTACTCAGGCACGCTGGCGTCCACACACCGGCGAGTAATGCTCCCAACGGGGCACCTTCGGGTGCCCTTTTTTTCATTCTTTCTGAGGATCTCCAACATGCCAAAAGTGATTTATACCCTGCCGCTGGTCGGCACTCTCGACAATATGGTGTTTGAGCAGCTGCATTCTGGCGATGAATCTCCGCGTCACCTGTCGCCGGATATGACCGATGAACAGGTCGAGTATTACCTCTCCATCCCGGGCTTCGTGGCTCACAAAGAACAAGCGCCAGCACCGGAAAAAAAAGATGGGATGGTCGCTGATATTCCTCCGGCTGCACCCGCTGCTGCAGGTGGTGACGGTACACTCAAACCGAAGGCGGCAAAGAAACCAGCTGCTAAAAAAGAACCCAAACCCGCGCACCGTGAGACCCCCGCTGAACGTAAGGCTCGGCTGGCTGCGGAGGCTGACGGGAGTAAATAACCCGTTTAGAGGAGTAGGCCATGGTTGCCCTCGTCACCTTAACTGAAAAACAAAAAGGCAAGTTAACGCATCTGCTTAACAGCCTGAACCTGGGCACCGCCGATGCCAACGTTGGCGATGTGTTCGTTGCCTGGCTGGACGGCAACGCGCCTACTTTGACGCAGCGCGAGCTGGATCGGCTGGCGCATCTGCTGAACAACCTGAACCTGGAAACGCATCACCAGAAGTTTGGCAACCTGTTTGTCTCGCTCCTCTCTGCCAACGCCACCGCCGTTGCCAAGGCGCTGACGCTGCATGACATCTACCAGATCGAGCATATGCTGAACCGGCTCAACCTCGGGTTGACTCATGCTGGCTTCGGTTCCGTGTTCATTAAGGCGCTTAATGCGGTTGCGAACACGGAACCGGTTGTCCCGACGCCTACGAAAACGATCGCCGCTAAAACGGGCGTTACCGCTGCTGCTGGTGGCACCGTGGCGTTTGCCGATATGTTCGATGTGGGCACGGGTGGTGCTGTGGCTACTGATTTTAACTACGTGGTTACTCCGGCTGCTGGTATCCAGGGTGGCGCGGTGGATCCGGCTACTGGCGAGCTGACGCTGGATGCCGATGCCACGGGCACCGTGACCGTGAAAGCGACAGCGAAGTCCGGCCAGACCATTACTGGCTCCCCGGCTACCTGCTCCATCACCGTGTCTTAATCAGCGTTAACGCTGGCTAATGCCCATGCCGCCTCCGGGCGGCTTTTTTATTGGAGGCTTTATGGCTGCAACAATCGAGCGCGGGACTATCTCTCCCGTGATCGTCAAACTTCGGACGGACGTCGGCACGCCGCTGGCGATCGGTCCCGCTGATCAGCTCTCGTGGGCGCTGCTCACCTTTGACGGCAAGCTGATCGCTGGCTCTCAGACGCCGTTCGACCTGAACGCGCCCGGTACCATCCGTCCGAAGGGGCAGCTGGTGGCTTCGGTGGATCTCGCCGCTGGCGCGTATAAGGCTGATGTTGAGGCGCTGGATAAGTGCATTCTCGTGGTTAACACGGCCTATGGTCGGCAAATGACCGAGCTGCAGGTGGTGGACGCCTACGCGCTGACCACATCGCAGCTGTTCGTCAAAGAGCTGGTGATCCCTCAGCTCCGTCAGGATCAGCTCATGTCTGCGGCGGCGGGTGCTCTGCGTGATGTGCGCGTGACCGACGATTACCTCTGGACGAAGCTGATCGCTGCCGAGGCCGAGATCGGACGCCGTCTGCGCGTGTTCCTGGTACCTACCCGTATCTTCCAAAGTGAACCGTCACAGGCCGAGATCGATGCGCTGAAAGGCCAGCCATGGGTTAAGGACACGCCGCAGGACTATGAGCCGTCGATGTTCGACCGCGACAAGTGGGGGCTGTTTGTCACCCGTCACCACCCGATCGTGTCGGTGGATCGGCTGCGCTTTATCATGCCGTCGGCTGGGAACAACTATTTCGACATCCCGCCGGAATGGATGCGGATAGATAAAAAATACGGCTACGTGGAGATCCTGCCCGTAACCAACGCCACGCTGATTACCACCTCGGTGCTGGGCTTCACGGCGCTGACCTGGCAGTCACGCATTCCGCAGATGGTTCACCTCGATTACACCGCTGGCCTGTCCGATGTGGCGACGAAATATCCCGATCTGCTGGACGCCATTAAAAAACTGGCTGTCACGAAGATCATCACCGACTCGTTCCTGCCGCAGTCCGGCTCGATCTCCGCTGACGGCCTCAGCGAGTCTATGAGCGTGGACATCGGCAAATATAACGATCTGGTCGATCGCATCATTGACGGCGGCGACGCGGGCGGTAATGGTGGCCTGATGGCTGCGATCCACGGCATTAAGATGATGGTCTGCTAAGGAGGCATCATGCAATTCAGCGCCGAACGGTTTAACCGGCACCTCGATAATATCGGCCAGCGCGTGCTCTGGTCGCGTTCATGGGCATGTCCCTGCCGTAACCCTACCTCTGGCTCTGCCGACCCGCAGTGCCCGCTGTGCGTCGGTCGTGGGCGCATTTGGGATGAAGCGGTGGAGACGGTGGTGGGCGTCGCCAACCAGCAGACTCAGGTCAAATGGGCGAAGATGGGACAGTGGGAGGCTGGCGATATGGTGGTGTCCCTGCCGGAGTCATCCGAGGCATGGGATTGGGGTGGCCAGTACGATCGTGTTGTCACGCTGAATGGCCTTGATGGCTTCTCGGACGTGTATCAGCGTGGTGCTCCGTCCGAGCGTCTGCGTTTGCCGATTAACAGCATCACCCGTGTGTACTGGCTGTCTGCTGACCGTAAATCGGTTATTGAAGGCGGGATCCCGGTGCTGGATGATCGCGGTCGTCCGTCGTGGCCTAATGGTGGCGAGCCCCCTGCCGGGATGCGCTATAGTATTTCCGGGGATCGTTTCTCTGAATACTACATGCTGGACTCGTTCCCCGCTGACCGAAATGAGCACCAGGGGATGCGGTTGCCAAAGCGTGTTGTGCTTCGCAAGTTCGACTTTTTGGGTCGCGCTGCAAGGACGCCAGCTTGACGGTGCCGCTGCGCTTTACTATGTTGATTCCATAATAAAATGCACTGCTGTGTTTAAGCCCCGCGCCGGGGCTTTTTTTTTATTTCTGCGTCAGTGTCCAGCCCATCGCTGCTTTGAACGCCTGTTCAGCTTTCGGCTTCATTTCGTCGGCGACCTTGCGGGCGATCCATTTGCCCGGCTGCGGTGGCACAATCCATCCCTGCTGCCCTTCCATCATGATTCTGAACGTCATATACGCGCTCGACTTCTGGCCTCCGCTGCTGGTATTGAACCGCACCATGCCAGCTGCGATGTCCGTCTTGCCTTTCGGGTTGGGTCCGAAGTATCCCGCTGCGATCCTGCCTCCCCATTTGTACTGCGCCTGATTGACCATTACTGGCCCGCGGGTTTTCATGTTGGACAGGAATCCCGTCTGTACTTTTGCGGGCTTCATACCGGTTTTGCGGGACAGGAAGGTGATCTCGCCCGCTCTCCGCTGCGTCTGACCAGTCACCGCCGACGCCTCGAGGGCTTTGGCCTGGGCATAAAGCTCCGGCGGCATGTCCTTCACGTTGTGCCGGAATGGGATCGCCAGAAAGCGTTTCCCTTTGGTCGTCCGTCGCACCTTCAGGCTGGTGTTGAGCATCTTCTTCAGGTCACGCTCGGGGCGTCCCTCCTCGATCTCTTTTGCCCACTTATACGTAGCCTCAACATAGCCGGAAAAATCCCCGGTCATCTGCCAGCTGATCGATTTGGCGTAGGCGTCCTTCTCCCCGCTCCAGAGCTTCGCTTTGTAGACCTCCTCCTGCCAGTTCGCGGCGAGCTTTTGCCCGACGGCGTTAACGGCCTGGTTGAGATACGGGAACACCTCCTTGTTGATGATCCCGAGGATGTCCTGCGTACTGCCGAGGTTGATCTCGATGCTGTAGTCTTTTCCGGCCATAAATTCACCTCTCTTATCGCTTGACTATAGCATCACGGGTTTTCTGTCGTGACGGCACAATATGGGCATGATTACGCTAATCCTCCCGCAGTCTATTGGTAATGCTCTGCAGGTGTTTCTCCAGCCCCCGGCTGGTGCGACCGACTGGCAGGTGCATCGCCTCCCCCGCTCAGGGATCGCGGACGACATGAGCACGCCGGACGCCCTTATCGTTTACGAGGGGGATAACGTCGCGTTCATCGACTGCTACTTCCTTGAGAACAACAATCGGTATTACTACAGGGCGTTCTATCGTGTCGGCGGGCATTGGGTGCCGAGTAATGAGTCCTACGGCACACCGATGGCCTCGTATGAGGATTACACCACCGATGCGCTCCAGCTCCTGCGCGACCGTCTGGAGGCGGGGCTTGCGGTGGAGGTTGAGCGTGGCGTGTTGTTGAGCGAGCTGGGTTACATCCAGGTCTTTACCGCGCCGCCTCAGATGGAGAACAACCTTTCCCTGCCGTGCGTCACGGTGATGCTCGATAACGAGTCGCCGAGCGAGCGTTTCATTGGCGAGGATCTCGATACCGAGTACCTCGATTTTGACGACCAGATGTGGGTGGATCAGTCCGGCTGGATGGCAGATGTCTCGATCTCGATCGTGGGCTGGTCGCTGAACCCGGACGAGCGTCTCGCGCTGCGTAAGGCTCTGCGGCGCGTAATCATCGCCAACTTCACCGTGCTTGCCGACAAGGGGATTGTCCTGCCGTCGCTGTCGCTGTCTGACGACGACGCGGTGAATGGGGAGTACAACGTTCCCATGTACATGGTCACGGGGAATTTCACTTGCACTGCACCTGTCCGTGTGGGGCTCAAATCTGATCGTACCGTCGTTGACGTTATTGCTGAGGTTAAAAACTAATGTCCAAACAGACCAAAACCGAGAGCGCCGAGATTGCGGTAGCTGCTGATGCTGTGAAAGAAATCCCTCAATCCCTGACGGAGTTCTGCACGCGTTTGTCCGTTACCGAGCCTCGTCACGCTCTTATCGCTGGATTCCACCACACCGAAAAGGCCGCAGGGCGTCTGAGCGATCTTCCTTCCGCTTACGCCAAACGTTACGCGGAATTCCTGACCACTCCGGCTCAATAAGGGGATCCTCATGAGCGTATTTTTTAACGGGCAACTGCTCACCACTCCAACGACGGCCTCTGCGGTTGACGATTCGGCGATGCTGAATCAAAACCTGTCAGTGGGTAATGTCGTTGCCTACGTCGGTATTGCCGATGCGGGCGAACCTCAGAAAGTTTTATCTTTCGGTACACCTGGCGAGGCTAAGGCCGCACTGAAAGGTGGCGATCTGTGCGACGCGGTTGTTAATGCGTTTGCGCCGTCCTCTCAGACCGGCTCTCCGCAGACCGTTCTGGCTGTTCGTGTGAACAAGGCCGGGCGTGCTGTTGTCGCTCTCCCTGGCGCATCCACGTCTACACCTGGCACCTGGGGCAGCGTTTACGGCAAGGCGTACACCTCTGCCGACCAGCAGATCAGGGTCAAGATCGAGGCGGGAACCGTTGCTAACACCTTCTCCGTGACCGTCGCTGGCGGTTCTGGCGTTAACGCGTGGTCTTACACGGGAGAGGATCTCGGAGCCAGCAAGCTGTCGGCTGAAAACCTCACCACCGATACTGATATTTTGCTGCTCGCGGATCCTGCTACCGGTCGCCGCCACGGTGAGGTGCATCTGGATATCGACAGCTCCTCTGCTGACACTTACACGAAGATCGCGTTTGAGTTCGAGAACTTCGCGACGCTAGGCGACTTGACCGACTATCTGGAGGCCATTCGTAACAAGGCTAACAAGCCGATCGTTAAGTTCACCTATGCGGACAGCAACGTTCGCGACCTGGCTCCTGAGGCGCTTGATCCTATTACTATCGATCACGCGGAATCTCCGGCTGCCAGCAAGACCGTAGCCTTGACCATGGTTGCCTATGAGATTCAGGCGTGGTTCGAGAATTACGTCGGCGATTTCGTGGTTCTGGAAATGAACAACGAGACACATAAGGGCTGGCACTCTGGCCCGGCGGTGATGCCGTTCACCTACCTGCAGGCTCCGTTGCCGTCTCCGGTTGTCACCACTGACTGGCAGGACGCGCTGCAGCTGCTGGAAACTAAAGACGTCCAGTGGGCGCAGGTTGTCACTGGCTCCCCGGAGATCCACGCCATGGCGAAGTCTCACGTTACCGTGTGCTCTAACGTCCTGCGCAAAGAGCGCCGTACCATCTGCGGTACCGTGGTGAAAACCTCCGACTCCGACGCTATCCAACAGGCTAAAAACCTGAACAGCGACCGTGTGTCTCTGGTTCACATCGGGCACTACAGCTACAACGCTGCGGGCAAGCTCACCCTGCGTCCGGCCTATATGACCGCCGCGCTGGTGGCTGCTGGCTTCGCTGGCCTGAACCCGGGCACGCCGCTGACCAACAAGACGCTGGCAGTTCAGGGTCTGGAGCGCGACCTGCGCAACCCGACCGATACCGACGTGCTGATCAAGGGCGGCGTAATGCCGATCGAGAACACCGAGGACGGCTACAAGGTCACGCAGTCCATCTCTACCTGGCTGGCTGACTCCAAGTACAGCAAGGTCGAGCAGTCCTGCGGCGTGGCGATCGACTTCGCTATCCGCAACGTGCGTAAAGCTCTGGATCCGATCCGTGGTGGCAAGCAGACGCCTATCCAGCTGTCTCGTGCGCTGTCCATCACCAAGGGTCAGCTGACCGAGCTGGCGCGTCCTGAGCCGATGGGTCCGGAGGTTCTTGTCGGTGACGAAAACTCCCCGGCGTTCCGTAACATCACCGGTACCGTCGAGGGGGATGTGATTCGCATCCAGTTCGAGGCGTCTCCGGTGGTACCTAACAACTTCATCCTGGTGACCATGTACGCTCGTCCGTACTCTGGTTCCGCGACGGTTTAAGGAGTTAAGCCATGAAACAAAACCGTAACGTCCGTTCGGGTAACCAGATTGCCGTGCTGTTCGACGGCAAGCAGATCGGGCTTATCCAGTCGATCTCCATGAACGACGACTACGCGCCGGATCCGGCCTCCGGGATCGGCGATATCCACGTCCAGGAGTACGTGCCAACGATGGCGCGTCACACCCTGTCCGTGTCTGCCATGCTGCTGAATAAATCCCAGCTGCAAGCGGCGGGCATCGTCCCTGAAAACGGCGACGCCGTTCTGCAGGGGCTGGTGTTCGACATTGAGCAGTACGACAAGCTGACCGGTGCGCTGCTGCGCAAATACACCGGGGTAAGCTATGCGTCCGGCTCCATCGAGACCACCAAGCATGCGATCGTTACTTCTAACGCGCAGTTTAACGCGCTGGATGTGAGCGGCGACGGTGCGTAATTTCTGAGCCGCCCTTCGGGCGGCTTCCTTTCTCTCCTTTAAGGATTCCATATGGCACGCCAACCAAGCAAAACCGATTTTATTGTGAACGTCGAGGGTGAGGGGCGCTTTATCTTTGCCCGTCGCACGATGCTCGACGAGATTACTATCCAGCGCGAGTACGCTCGCCATGCGGGCGGTGTTGAACCGACTGTCTGGCTGGCCACCCTTGCTGAGTACCTATCCACGCTCTCCGTCCTGACCGTGGAAGCACCGGAGTCGTGGGACATCGAGGCCATGGATCCGCTGGAAGATGAAACCTACAAACGCATCGGGAGGGTTTTCGCTGCCCTCAGAGAGCGTGAGAACACATTTCGCCGAAAACCTGATCCAATCAGCGAAGGACAACGCCCGGTCGCAGGTGGGGACGGTGGATCTGTGGTACCGCAGGACGTATCGGTTGCCGCCGAACCATCCCCTGTATCTGGCGACGACGCTTGAGGATCGCCTGACCGAGTATTGGGCTAACCGGTACCAGGACGATCCAAAACTGATGGAAGTCGTAGAGGACACCGACTTCGATATCGAGGCGATCCAGCAGCAGTGGGCTGAAGAGGCCGAAAACCAAAACTTGAATAACGTCGACGATTGGGAAGATGTAAAAAATGGCGATTAAGATTCCTGTTTCCGCGCAGTTCGATGCGGCTGATCTCCAGCAGCAGATCAAAATGGTCAACGACCAGATCCGCATCCTTGCGTCTCAGGTCGGTAACGCCAATAAGCAGAAGTGGGAACCCATTAACCTGAAGTCTAAAGAGGACTTGCAGGGCTTCATCAAGCAGATGGATCTGCTGATGAAAAAGCAGAATGAGTTCGCGCAAAAGATGAAGCAAACCGGCCAGGGTAAGGCCAACCCGCTTTTTGCCGACTTCAAGAAGATGTCTGGTGGTAGCCTCAGCGAGCAGATCAAGCTGATGGAGTCGGTGCTGGGCTGGGCTGGGGTTGAGTTCAGTAACATGCCCGCGCCGAAGCCACCACGCACGCCTCCAAACCCGCCGAACCCGCCAAACAACCCACCGAATCACCGACCGCCTCCTAACTCTCCATCGTGGTGGCAGGGTGGCTGGGGGCAGCAGGGGATGGGGATTGTCAACTCTGGTCTGTCTGCTGCCGGTCCTCTCGGCGGGGTGGTTAAAAACGCGCTCTCCTCAGGCATGGCTGGTGGCGCTGGCGCTGGCCTCATGGGGCTGGTTGGCGGTCTGGCTGCGCTCGGCGTGGGTAAGATTATCGGCGCTATCGCTGACAAGATCGGCGAGGCGCAGGACAACGCTATCGGCCTCGATAAGCTCTATCGTCAGGTGTATGGCGTGGCCTCTTATGGTGCCCTTAAATCGGGGATCACCGGGCAGGGCGGCGTCGCTGATCTGCTGGGGATGAAGTCATCCGAGGCGATCGGCATGGCCTCGGCTTACTCCCGCGCTAACCTGCGCCCGGACGAGAACCTTGCCACGGGGCTGCTGGTTTCCGGCGGCATGGCGAGAACCCTTGGGATGGATCCGACGCAGCTCGCGGGCGGCATGGGTGCGCTCCGTGGTGCCAACATCGGGCGCTCGGATCAGGAGACTCGCCGTCTCGGCATGCTGATTGGCGAGGCCATCGGGCGCTCTGGTTCCTTCGGTCAGGCTGGCGAGGCGTTCGAGGCGATTAAGAATTTCGCCACGACCCAGGCCCGGGCCAGCTTAACCAACCCGAACATTGCGGGCTACGGTGGTGCTCTGTCCGGCCTCATGGCTACCGGATTACCTGGGATGGACGCTGCTGGCGCTGCCAGCTTGCTCTCTCGTGTCAACGCCGCGCTGATGCGCGGGGGTAACATGGGCGAGGCGTCACAGGCGTTTACAGCGCGTATGGGGCTGCGCAACGGCATGACTGCGTTCGACCTACGCCAGTTCCAGGAAGGCGGCATGTTCGGCACGATGAGTTCGGCCTTTGGTGAGGGCTCGCCTTATGCCCGCGCTTTCGGTCGTACCCGCTCGGGAAACACCACGTACTTCGACATGGTCAAAAAGCAGATGGCGTCGCAGTACGGGGCTGGCAGTCAGGGTTATTACCTCGCGCTGGCTAACCATCTCGGTACCGGGCTGGGTGAGGCCGAGACGCTATCAAACATGTCCTCTGCGCAGCTGGGTGGTGCTGATGCGCGTGCCAAGCGGTTACGCCTGAACGTGACGCCGCAGCTCATGGCGCAGATGGGGGTGATCGAGGGCGGTGGCTCCGCACTGGGGTCGATGGCTAAGGAGTACCTCGGTCGCTCGGATCTGTCCTCTGACGAGCAGAAGAAACTCCTTAGCGCCTATAAGGGGTCGGATCCCGAGGCGCTTAAAGACATTATGATGCAGGTCGTCAGCGCCCACGGTGGAACGAAAACCGAGGGCTCCGAGATCCGCGACAACATCGCCAAGCTCGACAACACCATGACCCGCTACGCCGATCAGGCGCTGCCCGCGTTAAACATGATGCGTATGGCGCTGGTGAAAATGGCGGGCGGTGGCGACGAGGCCAGTCTCCGGCAGGAGTACGCCGACAACGAGAAAAAAATGGGGAAACGGCGTATCGATAAACGCTTCGATAACGCCAACCGTGAGCTGCAAATGCAGATCAACCTGGAGACCGGCAATGATGCCGCTTCCAATGCCCGGCGTAAGGCGCTCTTTGATAAACAGGCCGCTAACGATCGCCAGCGCGAGATCGAGATCGCCGCGATGAATAAGCGCGTCGACGACATTACGGGGATTGGTGGTACCGGCAACACGACCGCTGAGGCGCGTCTCGGCATGGACACCACTGGCCTCGGTGATTCTCCGGCTGCGCTGGCTGAACAGGCGCTGGCTTCTGGATCGGGTCGTGTGAGTAGTGACATGCGCACACGCGCTGCGGGCATGGAAAAGGACATTCAGGATGCGGCTAAACGTTACGGCGTCCCTGTGTCGCTCCTGCGCGGTGTGGTGGCTACCGAGTCCGGTTTCCGCAATGGATTGACTAGCCGTGCGGGCGCGATCGGTCCTGCTCAGATCGTGCCGAAGTGGAACCGGAAGTACATGCAGGAGCACGACATCTACACCCAGCGTGGCAACATCATGATCGGTGCGGCTCATCTTGCTGACGATCTGGCTGCTGCGGGCGGGGATACCGTCGAGGCGCTGCGCCGTTATAACGGCGGTACCGGGGCTGGTCGCTACACCGAGGAAAACCGTCAATACGCGGGTAAGGTGCTGGCCTATCAGCAGTCGCTGATCGAACCGGGCACGATGCCCGCTTCGGGCGGTACCACCGTGAAGGTTGCGGGCGCGGTTGATGTCAATCTGAAGGACACCGCCGGGAACACGACGCAGACGGCTCAGGCTCCGCTAACGGGCACCTTTGTTCAACCCAGCTCATTCGGGAATCGCTAATGCCTGATGTAATTCTTGCCACGCCGCAGATCAGCGTGCGGCTCTATAAATCCATCATGCGTAAGGTGGGCGATGCCGGGCTCCCGACGTCGGAGCGGTATGCCAACAAGGAGGCGTTTATCGACCTGACGCCGTTCCTTGGCGACGGCTCTGCCGTGACCACGTCTAAAAGCCTGGCGCAGCCCTGCGGGTCATTCACTCTGACCTTCTCTGATCGCCCGAACATCTCCGGGCAAAGTATGGGGCCGGTGCTGTCAACCGCTGGCCTCGAGTCGGTGTATGGCCTGGTCGAGCCGATGGACATTGTCGAGATCAGAATGTGGGGCGGCATTGGTGCTCGCCCGGATCCGCTCCCAATCAAAATGCGCGGGATGGTGACCAACATCTCCCGCTCGCGCCAAATGACGCCGGACGGCCATCCGATCCGAACCGTCCAGGTGACGGGGCAGGATTACGGAAAGATCCTGCAGTCTTTCCAGATCCTCTACATCCCGAGCTATGACGGCTCCGCTCCTCTACTTACCGGGTTTAACTTCTTTGAGCAGTTCGGTGGCGCGGTACAAAACTGCGTAACCGGCGCGGAGTTTATCGGGCTGCTACTGGATCACGCCATCAACCCGACGCTAGAGGCGCTGATCCCGGAAAATAACGGGATGCCGCGTAAGATCATCCCCGATATCCAGACGTCCGGCATGGTGTCCGATAGCTGGATGCGGCAGGAGGGCTCGGTCTATGACCTGTTTAAGTCGTACCTCGATGTCGGGATCTGGAACGAGCTGTTTATCGAGGATCGCGAGGACGGCGTTTATCTGGTCTGGCGTCCGGTGCCGTACTTCGATATGACCACCAACCGTCCGACTCAGCAGCTGGCCCGCGGCGCGGTGTTCGCCACGGTACCGGACAACATGGTCATCTCCTACCAGCAGACACGCGACGACACCGAGGTCTATAACTACTACTGGTGTACGAACCAGCGTTTCGACATGGTAGACGACGGTTATCGCCGTCAGGAGGCGCTCATGTCTGGCGGGCAACAGGCGACCATGGATTACCCGAACACGGCAAAAAAATATTATGGGATCCGCGCAATGTATGCGGAGTCGGTGACCTATCCCGAGTCGGTTCAAAACGTATCGAGCGGCCTCAACGAGTCCGAACAGACGGCGCGTGGTGGCGAAATCGACAAATGGATCCATGCCCGTCGGCAGGTGATGATCGATAACAACAAGGACAACGTTGTACTCGAAAAGGGCTCGCTGCAGCTTAAGGGTGGCATTGCTCGCCCGGGCACCACGGACGCGCTGAAATCTGGCGACTACGTGCGCGTCGAGGACGGCCAGATTGCGTGGAACGGCTACGTGCTGACGTTAACCGATACCTTCGCGCCGTACCGCTCCTACGTGGCCTCGATCGAGTTCACTCGCGGTACCGGGTTTGCCGAGCGAGTCAGTAAATCAGGGGGCGGCGATTCGCCGTGGCTGCGTGAACAGGCCACCCGTGGCAACGTCGCCGCGTTCGCTACCCGTGATGCGGTCAAGCCGGATCCGCGTCTTGAACAGGCTTTTGCCTGGCTGGAAGAACCAACGCCGAGCATCGGCTGGAAAGGGATCGGTAAATAATGGCGCTAAGAAAGGCGATTGTGGTCGCCTCCTACCCTAAAGACCACGCGGTCGATCTGATCATGGTGGACAACTGGGCGCGATTCGTCGGCGTGCAGGTTTCCACGGCCTCCGGCTCTGCGCGTACCGGATCCAATAAGATCCCTCGGGTGCGGGACCGCGGCGCGGACAAGTGGGTTATCTCCCGGCAAACCGAGCAGGAGGTGATGGCGCTGGTGGACTTCGTCGGCAAGATCCCGGTGGTCACTGGCTTCCTGTTCCCGCAGATCTCACAAATGACCTTCGACGAGGAGGGGCTCGAGTTCGAGCGCACCGACTCCGATGTGATCCGGTATACGGACGCCGAGGGCAACACCGGGCTGCTGCATCCGTCCGGTGCCTACATCACCATGGGTACCAAACCCGACCGTCGCAACTTCGGCGGGGGCAACTTTGACAAGAATCTGGCTATCGACCGCAACACCGAGACAAAGCCGTATTTCCGCATCGGCATGGCTGGAAACGTGGTAGAGCTGACCTTTACGCCCGAGGGAAAAGTCCGGCTGCTGGCGCAGGACGAGATCTATGCCGAATGTACCCAGGCGACAGTAAAAGCGAGTGACGGTATTCTCCTCGATACGCCGATGGTTCATGCCACCGGAAAGATGCACGTCGATGGTGATATCACCACCAACGGGCAGGTTAAATCCGACGGCGACCAGATCGCGGGCACTATCAGCCAGATTAACCACGTCCACCCGGGGGTTGAGAAAGGCGGCGATAAAACTAAAGAACCGGAGTAAGGGGATAGCCCATGTTTCTTGCTACAGCTCCAACAGACCAGCGTGCCGGGGTGCGGCCTATCGCCTTTACCCTGCAAACGCCGAACGGGCTTTCCTCGCCCGTTACACTCAAGATCCGACCCGAGGAGCTGTCTGTGGACCGACCGCACCGCACCACGGTTACGCAGACTATGGGGCGCGGCGTGCAGGGCTGGGCTGATCACTTCGGTGAAGGGTTGCCTCGCCTCAATATGAGCGGAAATACGGGCTGGCGCGTCGCGCAGGGCTCGGGTGAGGACGGCGTTCAGGCGTTCCATACCCTGAATAAGCTGATTAACGAGGACTACCCCGCCGCCGTTCAGAATGCGATCGACTCCGGGCAGGATCCGCGCCAGGTGAAGCTGCTGTACGTGGACATGCTTAACGATCTGACGTGGGTAGTCGTGCCGTCGGCGTTTAACCTGCGCCGGTCAAAATCCAAGCCGCTGCTGATGCAGTTTAACGGCCAGTTCCAGTGTATCGCTACGGACATTGAGAACCCGCTGATGATCCTGCCGTTCTCCGGTTCGATCTTCTCCGGCCTTAAGGCGCTAAATAACGTCGTGGAAAAGATCGAGGGTTTCGGTCGGGATATCGAGGGCTGGATCAAGGCTGCGGTTGATACCAAAGACGCGATCGTGAAGCCGTTCGCCGATACCGTCCGGGCGTTCACTGAGACCAGTAACCGGATCTTCCGCACCGTGAACAGCGTCATTGCTACCGGTAAAAACGCGATCAACTCGACGGCGAACAGCCTGATCGGCATCGCGCACGATGTGGCCCGGGTCGGGGTAAACCTGAACCGGACGATCTCGAACATCGCGGGGATCCCGGACGACATTAAGCACGCGTTCATGCGGGTGTCCGGCGCTTATCAGGAAGTGGTCTGTATCTTCAAAAACTCCCTGAAACCGCGCAAGACCTACGACAACTACGACGGCCTGTATGGAGCATCAAACTGTTCCTCCACCACGGGTGGCAGCGCGGCAAGCTCCTACATCAACACCAACGTGTTTGCCAAGATGCAGGACAACCTCCAGCCTGTGCAGCTCACCAGTTCGGCGGCGGCGGCTGTCTCCGAGCTTGGCAATAATGACCCGGTGCTCGCGCCGAAGGACATTAACGAGCTTAACCGCCTGACGGGCGAAATTAACCGGGGAGTGAGCTTCAATGGCTAATGAATTTGAGCAGCCGATGCCGACCTATCGGCTGGCAAAAACCAATTACGGGGATGATCTGCAGGAGGTGGCCAGACGGGAACTTGGGGACGAGAGTCGCTGGGTGGAGATCCTCTGGCTGAACAGTTTGTCGTTCCCGTACCTGACCGACGACCCGGCGATGGTGACCGACGGCGTTCTGCTGAACGGCTCCCTTATCCGTGTCCCGGCTCCGGCCAGCGTCTATGCGCCGGACAAGGTCGACTATGACCAGATCTTCGAGCGCGACTGCAAGATGGTTAACCGCCGTCTCAAGGTCGAGAACGGGGACATTGCCGTAGTGGGTGGCCTGGACAACCTCAGCCAGCAGCTAAACCATCGGGTCCGGACACCCACCGGGCAGGTGCATCGCCATCCCGAGTACGGCTGCAGCATCTTCAAGCTCCACGGCACCGTGCAGGGGCCGCTTAAGACGAGCATGGCTGCGAGCTTCCTCAAGTCCTCGCTTAAGGCCGATTACCGCGTGTCCTCCGTCGTCTCCGCTACGGTTCGGGTGAACGGCGACGCCATGATTGGGGTGGCGCACCTGGAGACGATTGCGGGCGGCAAGGTTGACATCGAAACCACGATTTAGGTCGTGATGGCACACTGTTGGATATTCAGTCCAACGGTGGCCTCCCATGTTTCAGATTAAAAACTTTGTATCGATCGTCGCCGGGGCGCTCAACTATGTTCGCGGGGTGACGACCCGAATCACTGACCTGCAGCCCGGGTCGGTGACGCGAACGCTGATCGAAGCCCCCGCGCAGGAAGTCGAGGAGCTGTACGTCCAGATGTTTAACGGCTTGCTCGAGGCGATCCCCGTCGCCACGTATAAGTCGTTTAACTTCCAGCTGCTGACAGCGACCTATGCTGGCGGGATGGTGTCCGTGACTACTTCCAAGCCGCTTACTCAGCCTGTCGACATTTCAAAGAACACCATTTTCACTGCCAAAGACGGGCGACAATACCGCACGCTGGGTGATATGACGTGGCCTGTTTCCGAGACCACGATTAACATTCCGGTGTCCTCTGTGAAGCCGGGCTTCTCCGGTAACGCGGCGATCGGTGAGATTGTGGCCTCGACCACCTTCCCGCCTCCGCAGTTCTCCATTTCCAATGCGGCGATCACGGGCGGCAAGGACTCCGAAACAGAAACCGAGCGCATGGCTCGTTTCGCCTCCTTCATCGCGTCGCTGTCTCGCGGTACCAAGGACTCCCTGCTGTATTCCATGACCACCGTCCGGCTGCTGGACACCAACGGGAATGCCACCGAGTGGGTAACGCGCATCGGCTACGATTACACGCTCGGTTTTAACCACCTGTACATCTGGTCAAATCTCGGGATCCCGAGTAACGCGCTGCTGACTCAGGCGCAGACCATCATCAACGGCTACACCGACCCGGAAACCGGCACAAAAGTCCCGGGCTATTCCGCTGCGGGCGTGCGCACCGACGTTGCCGCGATGGCCTCGCACAAGGTGCCGATGTCGTTCTTTGTTGAGGTCGCTGCGGGCTATACGCTCGACGCCGCAATGAAGCAGCAGATCCGCAACGCCTACTACAGCCTCCTCGCTTCTGTCGGGGCCGGTGAAACAATTCGCCCGGACGACGTTCGCGCTGCGGCGCTCCAGGTGGCGGGCGTAACCAAGGCGTCAGTATCGATGTCCTCAAATATCACCTGCGGGCAAAGCGAGGTGCTGACGGCCACCGATGCTGATGTGCTGGTGAGCGCCTTATGATTCGATCCACTATAAAGCGCCTTTTAAGTCACCTGCACCGGGCAGTGTTCGATACCTCCGCTGAAGAGGTCAGGCTGTTCCGCGTGTCAAAGCCGCAGTCTGGCCTGTCGTTCACCGTGTCCGAGGACGTGCTGACCGTCACCGTGCTGCCCGCTGGCACGTTTAAATTCACTTACTCGCTGGAAGCTCTGACCGTAGGGCAGCTCGCCTCTGCGCTCGTTCTGGACGGTTTTACCGTGACCGGGCTGCGGGCAAGTCTTGCCGATCGAAATGCCAGGATCCTGCTCGAGGGTGTTTTCACCTCCGATCCGGGTAACGAGCTTGCCGTGATGGGCTTTACCGACGACCTGCGGGTGATCATGGGTGCGTATGCCACGATGATCCGCGATGCGCGTGCCGCCGTCGTCGAGGCGCTCAATCAAATGGTGATCGGCACCTCCTCAGGCTCCTTCCTCGCCTATTGGGGGAAGCTGTTCGGCATCGTTCGCCCGGCGGGCATGTCGGATCCCGATTACGCCAAGCTGATCCCGAAGGAGGCGTTTCGTATCCGCGTCAACGCCTACGCGATCGAGAACACCATCAAAGATCTGACCGGGTATGAAGTGACGATCGAGGAGCCGTGGACGGACATCTTCCGTCTGGACTACTCGCGCTTTGACAGCGACGCCATGTTCTACGACCAGAATTCCGTCGGCTACTTCCTGATCAAGCCCGTCTCCTATCAGACCATTCCCCCGCAGGATTGGACGGAGAAAATCATCCCCATTATCGAGCGCAATAAGGCCGCTGGCGTGGACATCATGACGCCTGAGCCGCGTATGCGTTACTACGTCAGCGACCCGCTGGACGGCACGATCTGGACTTCTGTTTGGGATATGCGCATTGCGTTCGTCGCGTTCAACGAATACTACCGTCTCGATGAGATGCGCTTCGATGAGCCGATCGATCTGGCCATGCACTACAAGGTGGCGATCACTTCTGCGCAGGTGATGTTCACGCCGAAGGAGCGGATCCTCGGTCGCGTGTACGGCTTCGGTCTGCGCCAGTGGGATGCGTTCTTCATGCACTACGCCGGGTATCAGTTATTCTTCGGTGGCCTCGGCACGCGAAAGATCGCTTTTGCCCAGGCTTATCCTGAGGCGATGAAAACGTGGCGCGATGCGGGTAAATGGCGGGGCTTCCAGACGTGGTCGAAGCCTTACGAGGTGGTCGTGTTCTTCAACCAGTACAAGGAAGAGAACAAATTCTTCCTGGACGGTTCTGATGTTATGTCCAATGCGCAAGCCTGGACTGTTATCTCCTCGGGTACCACCTGGGAGACGCCTCCGTCGTGGGACACTAACGACACCTGGGGCGATGGGGTCAATCCAAATACACCATGACTGTGGTCGTGACTTTAATCTATTAGCCATTCCGCTGGAGGATAATTATGGCAATTCTCGTCGAGGTAGGTCGCGCCGCAGTGGCCACCGCAATCATGAACCAAACCATTCACTGCGCATGGGGCGCTGGCGATCCATCTTGGGATGCGTCGCGCCCTGTTGAACCGGCATCTGCCACCAGGCTGGTGAAAGAGATCGGTCGCCGCGTGGTGACGCAAAAATCCTATGTGCAGCTCGACCCGCAGGGCTCGATCGTTGTGCCGGGTAACCGATTTGAATTTACAACCACGCCGACCAAGTACCTGTATCTGCGCTTCGCGTTCGAGTTCGACGACGCGGCGGTGGATCCGGCGGCACCAGGTCAGCCTCCGGTTATCCGTGAGCTTGGTGTCTTTATTAACACGGTGCCGCTGGAGCATCAGCCCTCTGGTAACGCCACCTATAACCCGAATTTCCCGAATTACCTGATGGCTGCTCAGGGAACCGTTGCCGCTGAATACAGCGCCCCCGGCCAGCTGCTGGTGCTCGAGTACATCGACAAGCTGACCCGCGCTAACACCATCCGTCAGCAGTTCGAATTCGTGATTCAGTTCTAATAGGGGACACCATGTCTACTCCGGTTACTGGTAATAACATTCCGCTCGCTGGTTTCTATGACCGCGTGCGGGACGGCACTCACGACGGGAAAGACTACGATCGGCATCTGTTTGTTGCCGGGCGTATCTTCCAGTCGTCTGAGGCTAACGAGATGGAGTCCATGCTGCAAACCCGCATTAAGGGGATTGCGGATGCTCTGTTTAAAGACGGGGATATTGCCCGCGATGCCCGCTGCATCGTGGAGGAAGACCCGAGCAACACCAGCATGGTCAACGTAACGCTCGAGGGCGGTGCGGTGTACCTGTCTGGTGCGATGCGTGGTGTCGCGCCGAAGTCGTTCACCGCGCCGAAGTCCGGCACCATCATGATCGGGATCTGGATGGTCACCAATGTGGTGACGTCTGCCGATGATACGACCCTGCTGGATCCGGCTTCCGGTACCCGTGGCTATAACGAGCCGGGCGCTGAACGTCTGCAGATAATCCCAACGTGGGGCTATCAGGGCGACGGTACCACCGGGGCGCAGTTCTTCCCGATCTACTACATCGACGACGGCCAGCTGCGTGCCAAAGAGCCACCGCCGAATCTGGACGCGGTGACTCAGGCCATCGCCCGCTACGACGTCGACTCGAATGGGTCAAACTACGTCGTCTCTGGTATGAACGTGTCCCGCATGGACGACGACGCCACTACCGGCGACTTCGTGTTTAACATCGATGCCGGGCGTGCCCGCGTGAATGGCTTCGGCATTACGCTGAACACCGCACGCCGCTTGCGCCAGGCGTTTGTCCCGGATCTCACGCTGATCGACTCCGAGTCGTTCGCGCCTCCTGCTGGCGGCGGCTCTGCGACTTACTCTGTTGCCCGCCCGCCGATCCAGAGCATCGTCAGGCTGCAGGTAACACGTAACGTGGTAGAGCAGGTCACCCGAGGTCAACAGGCCGACGGTCGTGACTCGCTGTCTCAGCCGTCTGCCGTGCGCATCAACAAGATCTACATCCCGGGGGCGCAGCCGACGGATCCGCACCAGAAAGAGTATGTGATGGGTGCCGACTGGATCTACGGAAAGGGCACAACGGGGAACGACCTGTACTCGATCATCGACTGGTCGCCATCTGGTCAGGAGCCAGCGTCTGGCGTGAAGTATTCCGTGGACTACGATTACACCGATGCCAATGCGACGCCGGATAAGTGGGATGAAAGCACGTTTACCCTGTCCAACATCGCTAAAAATGGCTCTATTCTCATGACCTACAATTCGATGCTCCCGCGTATCGATCGCCTGGTCATTGATGAGAGTGGTAAGTTCTCCTGGATCCTCGGTGTTGCCACCAACAACAACCCGGTACCGCCTCCTGTCCCGGTCAACGTTCTGGCGCTGGCGCAGGTATCCCATACCTGGTTTAAGGGTGCCGCTGGTGCGAAGCGTAATCTGGACTCCGTGCTTGCCGACTCCGTGCATGTGGTTTCCATGTCCGATCTGGTGGGCATGAATCAGCGCATGGACACGCTGACGGAAATGATCGCGCAGCTGAACCTGGTTTCTGACATCAACACCCGCGACAACACCATGAAGCGTGGTCTGTTCGTGGATCCGTTCACCTCCGAACGCAACCGCGACCCGTCGTTTACTCAGTCTGCGGCGCTGACGGCTAACTCCCTGCAGCTGCCGATTCAGGGGCCGACCGCTGGCCACAACGACAATTCGACGCCATCTCAGGATATCGTGGCGCAGCTCTCCTGCGACTACGTACTGGAGACCGTGCTGGGTAATGAGGCGCGAACCGGTGAGATGAAGGTCAACCCGTACATGGCGTTTGCTCCGTTCCCATCCGAGGTTACGCTGAACCCGTCGGTTGACCGCTGGGTGCGCACCGAGACGGTATGGCTGTCGGCTGAAACCCGTTACTTCACTACGACGGTGTATGCCCCGTGGACGATCGCCTGGGGCACTCATGGCACCACTGAGGTCACTGGTCGCAACGAGGTTAACGAGCTTGCTGGTACCACGACCCGCGATGATGAATACCTGCGCGAGATCGACGTGAAGTTTACCGTTCGCGGCTTTGCCCCGAATGAAACGCTCACCGAGGTTAAATTCGATAACCTGGTTGTCACGCCGCAAAACCCATAAGAGGTAACAAATGGCTACTTTAACCGCCGACGCGAATGGCGTCGTACAGGGTAAATTCCGAATCCCGCCCAACGTCCGGGCTGGTTCCAAACTGGTGACCTTCACCGGGGATAAGGGCGGCAACGGTCAGGCCGCGTTCGTCGGCCAGGGTACCGTCGTGACTAACCAGATGCGTAAGGTCACCAAAGTCATGCAGTCGTACTACGACCCGCTGGCACAGACCTTTATCATGGACTCTGCTCGCCATCTGGCGGGCGTGGAGGTCTATGTCGCGGACACCGATCCGGTGGTGGCAAATCGCACGCCGCTGATCGCGCAGATCCGTGAGACGCAGGTGGGCTTCCCGACCACGACCATTCTCGCCGAGGGGCGCATTCAGCCCTCCGCGATCATGAAGGGTCAGTACGTCCGTATCCTGTTTGACGAGCCGTTCTACTGCATGGCTGGCACCGAGTATGCGCTGGTGATGATGTGTAACGACGCGGTCACCTCGCTGGGGATCTCCGAGCTGGGTAAGGCCAACCTTGCCGGGTCCGGATACGTCACCTCCCAGCCGTACCAGGTTGGTGTACTTCTGTCCTCGGCGAACGCCTCAACGTGGACAGCGCACCAGGATCGCGATCTGACCTTCCGTCTGCTGGCGCGTAAATACACGGCAACCTCGAAGTCTCAGTCGCTCGGTACCGTGACCGTCGACAATGCGACCGACCTGCTGATCTCGATGCTGGCCACCACCCCAGCTACCGGCGCGGAGTGCGCCTTCCAGATCGAGTATCCGAACAACGGCGGTACGCAGACCGTGTCTGACGGGCAGGTGATCAAACTCTCGAGTCCGATCACGGGCGATATTAAGGTGACCGCGCTGCTGAAAGCTACCCCTGACGGACGGGCGTCTGCGCTGCTGGATCCCGGCTCGCAGATTGTCGCGGGCACCATTCAGCCGGACGGCGTGTACATCAGTCGTGCGTTCCCGGGCGATAAAACGCAGAAAGTCACGCCTAAGGCGTACCTCTCCATCATGAAGGGACCGAACGACAACCTGTCTTTCTGCAACGTGTTCGTGGCGCTGGATGCGACCACCTCCGCTATTAAGTGGGTGCCGATGAAAATTAAAGGCACGCCAGTCCCGGGGAATATTGCCAACATGCAGGACTATGAGTTCATCATTGACTCGGCACAAAACGGGGGCTCTACGCAGCTCGACCCGACGGCCATCCCTGGCCACGACGGTACCGTGCGTGTCAAGATCGAGCTTAAGGGCACCGCGGGCCAGCGTATCTACGTGACCTCTCTGCGTGTCTCTCTGACTTAAGGACGATAAATGGCTATTGTCGATAAAAAAACGCCGCGTCTCGGGCTGCTTCTCCCGAACGCGGACAACTTTCTGCAGGACGATGTCGAGCGGCTGATCCAGTCGTTCGACCTGCTGGATGTGTTGGTGGTCATGCGCGACCAGAACACGGGCAAGATTGCCGATGATCAGCTGTCGGCAGTCATCGCTCGTCTCGATGCGCAGGGTAAAATCGCCACGTCTGCGCTGCCGTCATCGGTGGTGCAGAAAGGTGCAGACGGGAAGATTGACGCTTCCGTGCTGCCGTCGATCGCGATCATTGACTCCTTCCCGGTGCCGAACGAGGCATCGATGCTGGGACTCCAGTGTGAGCGTGGCGACATTGCGATCCGTACCGATCTCGGTCGGTCGTTTATCCTGACCGATCTTCCCCCATCGAAACTGTCCAATTGGCGCGAGCTGACGTCCACAAACGTTACCTCCGTCAACGGGCAGGTCGGGGCGATCACCGGGCTGGCGAAGTCTGGCGCGAACGACGACATTACGTCGCTAAACGCACTCAGCGGCCCGCTGCGCCTCGGTGGTGAAGCTGCCGGGGATTATGACGCTGTCACTCTGAAACAGCTACGTGCGGCTTCTGGCGGCGCTGGTGGTGCCTCCATGAATGGCGTGATGAATAACTTCATCGGTGCTGTGGAATGGTTTAACGGATCTCGCGCCAAAATCCCGGCTGGCTACATCGCCGCAGATGGTCAGGAGTGTAGCCAGACAGACCCGGCGACGGCAGATCTGTACGCAGCTGTCAGTGCCGGGCTATTCGCAACCGTAACAGAGGCACTCTGGCAAAATAGCGGGAACGCTGACACGCTGCGTAAAGGTGAGAATCGCGGGAAATACGTTGCACAATCTAGCACGGGTAAATTTCGCGTCCCAGACCTTAACGGTGCAACTACTGACGGTGCTACTCCGGGCGCTAACTTCCTGCGCGGGGATGGCGGCGGTCGCTTCACTGCTGAGATCGGCGATGTCGGCGCGATTAAATACAATGCCGCACCAAATATCACCGCATCGACTAGTTCGTCTGTTCTTTTAGGCGGTAGCACGGCTGGTCAGGTTGGTGGTGGCGCTTTCACACCGAAAAACTCGGTAGTAGGAACAGGCAAAGCAACCACTACCGGGGATACCCCGATCACTTACATGAATCAGTTAGATTTCAACGCATCATTATCTAACGCTGCATATGGTCGTGGTACGGAAGTTCGCCCCAACTCCGTAACAGGCATCTGGATTATCCGCGCCTCCGGCACGTTCACGGCGCAGAATACTGCCTTTAACGTGATCAATGGTGATACCGCTGCGCCAGCCAATAACACGGTGGTAGCTGGTGGCTATATGGTCAGCGCCTACCAGATTGGTGGCCTTGATCGTTATCGCACACGGCTTTTTACGCAGGCTAAATACGGCGTAAACCATGCAGCTGTCCTTGCGGTAGAAAACCTGTCAGTGCCTGGAACCGTCAGCGATGGCGCATATTACCAGTTCGGTAGTGATGGCCTCATTGATACAGGGCGCAATGTTTCCATTAACATGGGGGTGACTAACAACCTGACTATCACAGCGAACGGGAACAATACTATTTTCGCCGCTGATGGGACGCTGAAAAGCACCAGATTCCAGGCTGCTTATGCACCAACTGGATGGAATGACTGGTATATGACGCCGGGAAACCCTGCGCCATTCGACTTTCCAACGATTGTGGGCACTGGTGATAATGCCTATCTGCTGATGGCGCACCGGGCATCACGTCCTGACGGCTGGCCTCAGCGCGTCGGCTTTGGTCACTATGTCCGAAGCCAAAGCTCGAATAGTTTCGGCTTCGGCGTAATTCAGCTTACGGGTGACAACGGTAACTGGGCTCGTTTCCAGTTCAACATGAATGGTCAGATTGATGGTGCAAGGCAGTATAATAACGGGACTACCGAAGTATTTACCTATGCGATGTCTATCGTATCTGACCGCAATATTAAAGATGATGTCACCTATGTTTCTGGTGAAGATGCGCTGACTAATATCGAAGCCATGGATCCAGTAACATTCATCTTTAAGCGTGATGAAAACCGCAGACTGCGACGTGGTTTCATTGCTCAGGATCTGGAGAAGATTGACCCTCAGTATGTGAAAGATGTTACCGTTATTACTGCTGATGGTAAGGATTCTGTTACCACGAAAACGCTCGACAATAATGTGCTCCTGCTCGATGCGCTGGCGGCTATTAAGGTATTGAGCGCCCGCGTTAAACTGCTGGAATCAGCGCAAAAATAAGACTGTTCCCAGTCGTGATGACAAACTGCCCTCATACCAACGTATGAGGGCTTTTTTATGACCGCTATTCAATCTATCGCTAAACGCCTCAGGGCGCTGATCGACAAGACCGCACTCCTGATGATCCTCCCCTGCATCGTGCTCCTCTGGTACATCGACGAGGCCATGCTGCTGACCGTGGTGCAGTGGCTACTGGTCGCGCCAATCATTACCGGCCTGGCTGTGATCGTCTCCCGAATGATGTTCCCGCAGATCGAGCTGACGAGGCTCCTGAAGGAAGCGCACGGAGGAAATCGCGGGGCCGGCATTGTGGTTGCCGGGCTATTGCTGTTCGTCGGGCTGCTGATCCTCTCCCTCGTCATGTGGGCGAAGGCATGAAGCGCCTGTGGGTGATGTTAGCGCTGTGGGCAGTAATGATGATGGGTTTCGTGCTCGCCATGGAACACGCTCGGGCTGCGGACGTGCCACCCAAGGCAAAGATCTACCTGCCGGAGCTAGTTAATGCGCAGCGCACCTACTGGCCTGACGCCCCGATGCCGTCATTCCTCGGCGGGCAGGTGGAGCAGGAGAGCTGCATCTCGCTTAAGCACTCCCGTTGCTGGGATCCACGCGCTGAATTAAAAACCAGCAGGGAGAACGGGATCGGGCTCGGGCAATTCACCCGGGCGTTCAATAAAGACGGATCGATTCGCTTCGACAAAATCTCCGAGCTGGCTGCAACGCACGCCAGCCTGAAAGGTTGGAGTTGGGCGAACCGGTACGATGCTCACTATCAGCTGACGGCCATCGTGGAAATGGACAAGGCGATCTATTCCCGCCAGCGCAACACGGCGAATGGCAATGAGCGGCTAGCGTTCACTCTGTCTGCTTATAACGGTGGTGAGGGTGGCGTGCTGCAGGATCGTCGGCTATGCGCCAATACGCGGGGCTGTGACTCATCACGCTGGTGGGGCAACGTGGAGCGTCACAGTCTCAAATCAAAAACGCCGAAGCCGGGCTATAAAGTGTCGTTTTTCGGAATTAACCGAGAGTACGTTCATAACGTGATTCACGTTCGGCGTGCTAAATATATCCCATACTTTGAGTGAGCGACGATGGCACTAGATCCCGAAGACTCCAAAAAAATTAACGAACTTAACATTCAGCTGGTGCGACTGCAGGAAAAGGTATCGACGCTTGAAACGCAGGTGAAGCTCCTTGTTAACCGCGATGAGTTCACCCCCGTAAAACTGATCGCTTATGGCCTGGCGTGCGCGGTGCTCTCCAGCGTCATCATGGCGGTTCTGGCAAAGGTGATCATCAAATGAGTCGGACGAAACTATTCCCTGTCGCTTACCTGATTATGCTGGCTGTCACCGTGTTTGCTGGCTGGTATGTGGATGCTTCCGGGACGCTGTTCCCGTTGACCGCTGGCGTTATCGTGCTCCACTGGGGCTGTAAAACCATGTCTTACGGCTTTTTTGGCCCGGCTCTCTCTCCCGGCAAATACACGCTGCGGATCACCATCAACTATCAAAAAGGGCTGCTGAATGATGAGCAATCGGTCACTCTGCCCGCTACCTCTCTGGAGATCGTTCCATGAGTGAAACTGTCGACATTGGCGCTGCCATCATCCGTAAAAAATTAATGCCGTGGTTTATTCTTGCCTCGCTGGTCGCCGTTATGGGCGCAGGTGGCTCCGGGCTGTATTTCGGGTACAAGTCCGGCGTCGACGCTGAGGCGCTGCGTATGGCGGGTGAGCGTCAGGCACTGGTTCATGCGCAAAATATCGCGCTGCAGGAAAAGGAAGCACGACGCATTGAGGCCGATAACCGGGCTAAACTGGTTGAGCAAAACTTCATGACGGCTCTGGCTAACATCCAGATCATCAACCGGACGTACAACAACAAGGTCGTCCAGGAGACCGAGAAGCTGGTCTATACCGACTGCAAGCTCCCGCCGTCAGGACGCGCTCTGCTGGTGGAGAACGCCAGGGAAATTAACGCCCAGCTCGTGGGTAAGGTGAAGGAATGAAACGGATCCCGCTAATGCTCGCCTTTGTGCTGCTGGCTGGCTGTGCGCCTGAAGCGCCAAAGCCGACCGTCATTGTCTCCGACGCGAAACCGCGCATGCCGGAGTCCATCCGTAAAACCTGCGATCCGGTACCGGCTGACATCGACGGGGATGATATGGGTGCGCTGCTGCGCGGGTATACGTTCCTGCAGGGGAAATACGGGGAGTGCGCCCGACGCGACATGGATAAGGCCGGGTGGGTCGCCTCCCAGGGGATGTGATCACATGATGTATGTGAATCGCTCTGCGGCGCGTGTGATTGCGGTGTAACGCCAGCGCCACGCGTCGCGCTTGAAGATTGCGGCCTCGTCAAACACGACGATGTTGTCCCACTCCGAACCCTGCGCCTTGTGGCAGGTGATGGCGTTTCCGTAGAACATCTGCTGTACGCCCTGCTTCTCCGTCCAGTGAAGTTCGTCCTCCCTCCCCAGCCAGAATTTCTCCGGTACCATGACCTCGATCGGGTAGTCCAGATTGGGGTCGTCCTGTGACAATACCTTCAGCACAACCAGCCCGTTCTGGTCTGGCTCCTGCGCTTCGGTGCATGTGAACATGCCCCCGTTGAACAGGCCGATCTCGTGGTCGTTCTTCAGGCAGATGATTTGGTCGCCCTCGACAGGGTATGTGCTGGTGATGCCCTTCAGCTCGCGGATCCGTTTGTTCAGGGTGATGCGGGTTTTGTTCATGCCGCATATCACGATATCTGCGCCCATGACCATCTTCTGCCCGAGCTGGTCGCGCCGGATGATCCTGCAGTCGTTGCCGTAGTCGCCGTACTGGAGGCGGTGCCCGTTGCGGATATCCATCGACAGGCGAATGATCGGGCTCTCAGCTGCGGCGCGGTGGACTTCCTCGAGCATGTAGTCCGGCTGGACGTCCGGGGCGGTGAAGTAGCCTTGCCCCTTAACCGGCATGAGCTGTGCCGGGTCGCCCAGCACCAGGATCTTGCACTTAAACTTGAGCAGGTCGGATCCGAGAAACTCGTCGACCATCGAGCATTCGTCGACGATCAGCAGCTTCGCGTACCGCAGGGCGCTGTCCGGGTTAAGGATGAATTTCGGTTCTGGCCCGACCGCAGCTTCGTCGATCTTGTAGATCAGGCTGTGCAGGGTGCTGGCTCCGGCGCAGCCCTTCTTGCGCATGACCAGGCTGGCCTTGCCCGTGAACGCGCCGAACAGGACGGTGCCTTTGACATTGGCGGCGATCTCTTTGGCGATGGTGGTCTTGCCCGTTCCCGCGTATCCGAACAGGCGCATAACCTGGGGGCCGGTTTTAGACTTCGCCCAATCCGATACTCCCTTGATCGCCCTGCCCTGAATCTGCGTGAATTCCATCCTTCCCGTCCTCTATGAAATTGAAGTGTTTCCCGTGCTCCAGATACCGCGTCTGGCCACCCTGCATTTTCCCGTCGTTCGCGGCGAATAACCACCGGATCTGGTGCCCGGTATTGTCGCCAAAGTTTGACTGGTTCCGGCATCCCATGCGGTGGAAGTAATCAGCCCACCCGCACTCGCAGACCGTGACCGGGGTCAGCCGTCCGGCGTGCCGCTCGTGAATACGGCGGATCTCCTCTGGTGACGGCATGGGGGGGATCTGCCCGCCGCGCTCGATGATGATCGCCTCAAGGGCTTCGACGATCTCGGTACCGGGTTTCATAACTGATGCCATGGCTCCTCCAGTAAAAAAGGCCGGATTGCCCGGCCTTTGTGGTTAACGCTCGTTTACTCTTTGATCAGCTGCTTGACCATAGGCCAGGCGGCGACCACCGCGACTGCGATGAACATCGCATCGGTGATGGCGCTGACAATGTAGTACACGCTGTCAACGACCACCGAAAGCGCCAGCATCAGGACGATGATGGCCAGGCGGATTTTGACGGCCATTACAGGTAGTTTTCCAGGCGCAGACCGCGGATGGTTGCGGCTTCGTTCAGGACGGCTTTCTCGTCCTCACCGATGCCGTCGTCGTCAGCTACGGACAGGCCGATCACCAGCACCTTCGCGGCATTGGTCGGGTCGCCTTTCAGATCGGCGATCTCTTTCTTCGCGTCCAGCACTGCGCCACGGTGGAAGTCTTTAAACTTGCCGATCCACTTGTCGATCATCGCTGGCACGTCGGCGATGTAGGTTGCAAAGGCATCCTCATTCTTGATGCACTTCTCCAGCTGCAGCAGTTCGCTTTCGTCAGCTTTCTTGTCGGCGAATGTAACCCACACGCCCAGGGCGATACCCGCTTCGACGGTGTCTTTGTTCTCAATGCGACCGAGAGTCTCGCGTGCTGCTGCGGTTTTCTTGCTGATTGCTTTCTTACCAAATCCTAAAAAACCCATGATTGGAATCCTTACGTTTAAATTAAGTTAATGCCCGCGCCGTATGACGCGGGTGGGTTACGCTTAGTTCAGCGCGTCTTTCAGGTCTTTCGTGACCGTGAACTTCACTACTTTCGCAGACGGGATCTGGATATCCTCACCAGTCTGCGGATTGCGACCGACGCGTGCTGCGCGGGTTGCCACTTTCAGGGTGCCTACACCGACCAGGCGGACGTCGTCACCTGCGATGAGTCCGTCTTTGATCAGGTTGGCAAGGCTCCCGTAGATCTTCTCTACGGTTTCTTTCTTCACGCCGACTTCTTTGGCGATGTGGTCGATGGTTTGTGCTTTAGTCAGCATCGTTATGCTCCATGGTTAGGGCTCCGTGGAGCCCGAGGGTAAATTAGAACCAGTCTTTCTTCTCGGTGTCCGGCTCATCTGCTGGCGGCGGGACATCGTCCACAGGTGGCTCTGGCTGCGGTTCTGGATCCGGCGTCGGCTCTGGCTGCGGCTCTGGCGTGTTTTCCACTTCCGGCTTCACGTCTGGCTGCGTCTCAGGTTTTGGATCCGGCGTCGGTTTGGTGTTGCGCGGGGTGGTCTGGCGCTTCGCTTTTTCCACTACGGTTGCTGGGGCTGCTGCCTCACCATCGGCACCTGCTGCGCCAGCGTCGTTCTGCTGGGCGTTCTGAGGTTCAGGCTGCGGATTATCGGCTTTCTGCGTCTGCGCCGTGCTGCGCGTCTGTGGGCGCGTCAGGGGGTCACTGGTAGGTGTGGCGTTCACCTGCTGCTGGTGCTTGACAGCTTGCGCCTTAACGTGGGCTACACCTGCGTCCTCGGTCGCGGCTTCATCTTCACGGCTGAAGTATTCTTTCGGGCTCGCGCCCTCTTTCAGCGCGGCGAAGATGGAGATCATGTCGGTGATCTCATCAACCGTGGTGTCTGCCAGGGGGTGCCCGAGGTAGTTTTCCATCATTGCCACGTTGACGCCGTATTTGGCAAACATGGCCATCATGTTGTCTACGCGCTGCTGGACGGTTTTCTCGGTGGCCCCGGCGAGGGTCTGCTCGCAGACGCGGATTGCCGCCGCGACGAGTGGCTTCGGAAGGAGGGCAAGGATACGGGATCGCATCTGCTTGCTGGCCACGTTGGCGATGTAGTCGGCGATCTCTTTCTGCCCGGTCAGCTTTTTGCCACCGGACTTGGTGTCCATGATGTGGGGGATAGTGATCTGGCGCGTGCTGCGGTTGTTGTTCTCCACATCCCACGCGAACACTTCCACCAGGCTCTCGCCGTCGCTGCGCTGGATCTCGCGGTGCCCGTACTGGAAGTTGCAGTAAACGCGGGCGAGTTCTTCGGCGAGGCGAATACTTGGACCGCGGATGATCTGGCCTCCACGCGGCAGGGCGTAGAATGCTTCCTCGGCAAATTCTGGATAAGAACAGGAGACGCGGATCTCCTCCATCGCTTTGGCGAAGTTACGCGGGAAGCGTTTAGCGACGGCGATCTGGCCTTGCGCCTCGGCTACCGCACGCTGTGATTCGATGGCTACAACACCCGCGTTCATGTCGCCCTGGATGAGGGACTGTTGCGGGAACACCGGGGCATTGCCCTGCTGGTGGATTACTGGCTGTGTATTTACTGGCTGGCTCATGTAGGTCGCTCCATTAAGGGGCTTACGCCCCTTTCTCATCAAATTTGATTATGACGCATCGCCGATAGAATTAATAGCGAAATCTTCACCCGTCACCTTGCTGATGAACATTTGCAGTCCTGATGCGGTCGCTTGCTCTTTGAATGCCTCGTATGCGGCGGGGTCGAGCAGCTCGAGTCCGTCCACGCAGCAACACCCGAGGGTGCCCGTGCGCAGCTTGGCGATCTCTACCGCGATGCTGACCTGCTGGGCGGTGTTCAGGCGGTCGAAGGCTACGCCGTCGCGGTAAATCTCCCCGCTGATAACCTCCAGCCCCGGGATCGGCAGTCCCTCGAGGAGGGTGGTTTTGTAGTGCTCCAGCCCCACCATCACCTTCTCGATCTCCATGGCCTCATCCTGGACTTTCTCCAGCTCGCCCTCGGTTTCCTTGATCAGTTTAATGGTCTGCTCGCGTTTGGCGTGGGCGTCGCGGTTGGCAACGATCAGCTGCAGGGCTGTCTTAAGCGGAGTCACCTTGTCGGTGTGCTCCTGCCGTTTGGCATTGCGCTGCTTCTCTGCTGCGAGGCGAGTGTTTGCCAGCTTGTCACGCAGACCCTGCTTGGCGGCTTCCGCGTTCTGGCGCAGCTCCGCGATCTGACGCTCGAGCTGGGCGTCTATCTTCCCGGCCTCCTCGGTGATCCCCGTCTCGATGGTGGCGAGCTTCTCCCGGATGCGGGTTTCCTCGGCAGCGATCGCGTCGTCGGCCACTTTGATCTGCAGTCGGATGTCGTCCTCGTTCCCTTCCACGCCCGCTGGCGCGTCCGGCAGGGTGTCTTTGAGCTGCTTAATGGCTTTCTTCTTCTCATCGACCAGGCGGTTAACGCCTGTGCGCTGGTCGTAGTAGCCTTTGTGGAGGCCGCTGATCACCTCGAGGGCGTGGGCTCCTTCCGGTACCGTGCATGGCTCTTTGGTGATTTTAGCGATGGCCTCACGGTCAACCGGCAGGGGCATCGTTTCCAGCAGGACGCGCACGCGGTCTTTCTTCGGGGCGCGGAGGAATTCGACCGGGTTTGCGCTGTAGAGGTCGGTCAGGCCGCGCAGGATGTCGCTCGGGCGCGGCTGCTTCTTCCCTTCGGCATTGCGTACCGTGGTGGTGCTGCCCGTCGGGGTAATGCTGCGGGTGATCTCGGTACCGTCGCTCAGGACAAGGACGGCCTCGCCTTTCGTCTCGCCTTTGCGCAGGAGGGTGGCGTCGTTGCCGCCTTTGAGGACGGCCTGGATCGTCTCGAGGACGGAGGTCTTGCCGGATCCGTTGGTGCCTGAGATCTCGGTGATCTTGCCCGGCTCAAAGTCGAGGTGTTTGATGCCGAGGATGTTGTCGATTTTGATTTGTACTACGTGCATGTTGGTGTCCTTTTATCTGCGGTACCAGCCGGGGAGGCTAAGGGTTTTGGGTTTGCTGCTGTAAGTAGGCCAGTGGTTGTCGCGGCGGCATCTCTCGATCTTGGAGAAGTCTCGCTGACAGGCCTGGTTCGCCATCAGTATGTCGGTCTTACTGATGCCGTAGATCCCTGTTGCGAATGGACGAACCTTTTCGAAACAGAGGAAAAAGAAGTGATCGGGGTGCCGTCCAAACGCGTTATCCATCACGCTCTGGTACCACGCTTGCTGGACGTCGTACCGGTAGTTCGCCATGGATTTCATGAATGCCGTCTCGCTGGCGTCCTCGGTGCTTTTCAGGTCGAGGATGTAGTCCCATCCGGCGAGACCGTCGAGCTGGGCTTTGGTCAGCCCCTGCAGGGGATCGCCGTGCTGGTCGACCAGCTCCACCCCTTCCTCGTCGGTGATGGTGCGCAGGGCGTACACCGACTGCTCGGGGATGATCGCGGAAAGGAGCCCGGCGCATGCTGGGTCGTCCCACACCGCGTCGCGGATGTAGCGGATATTGTCGTAGGTGTCGTCGCTTACGATGTAGTTCCCGACGTTCTCCTCCTCAAACTCTTTCCAGGCTTGCTTGTCGGCATTTGACCGCCGTGCGTGCCCGAGGCCGCGTACCACCCGCGTCTCAAATAGGTTCGGTTGTAGTATTGCGAAATGCGTAGCCTGACCGAAGATCATCGGGACGGTCTTTTCTTCTGGTTCCCGGTCAGGGTTAATGTAGCGATCCCAATAGTGAAGGGGGGACTTCTTCGCTATCAGGTCGAGGTGCGATTTGCTGACCCCCGGGCCAGCGTGGTAGGCGTCGTTGTCGATGTCCACGAACCCGAGCGGATGCTCTGAGTAACCAACTGTTTTCATGCTAGAGGCTCCGTCGTTCTAGGCGTGACGGGATTCTATACGCAAAAAAACGCACAATCAACGGACTTATCTTCCACTGTCGCTGCAAATTAGATAAGATGCGGCCTGTTACAAGAAAGGGGTTTACCATGTCTGACAATGAAAACGCCAACCCGGGCGTTAAACGGACTTTCTGCGAGGAGTTCGACGATCGTATTAAGAACATCGTCAACCGTGCGGAAATGTGCGGCGTCTCCGTTGCGGAGTTATGCCGTCGCGCGGGCATCAGCCGGTCCACGCCGGATCGATGGCTGCTTCGCATCCCTAAATCGATCGTTTGTGTCGACCTGTTTCTCGATGAGCTGGAGAAAGAGGAGGCACTGCGCCACGAGCGGATTGAAATGCTCGGCGCAATGAGCGACGAAGATCGGGCGCTGTTCCTTAAGCAGGAACGCGAAAGTAAGAAATAATACGGTCGCGGCCTTTTAACCTTTTATTCCGCGCCCGTTCAGGGAGACACAGATGGCTTTTGCTCTGCGCGATTATCAGGAGAACGCGATCGCTGAGACTCGCATTTCATTCAGGGATTTTAACGGCGTACTGCTGGTCATGGCCACGGGGGCAGGTAAGACGATCGTCTTTTGCGAGATCGCCAAGTCTGCCGCTCTCAAAGGCCACCGCACGCTGGTGCTGGCTCACCGAGACCTGTTAATAAAACAGGCATCAAAGAAAATGAATGAGAACGGCGTCGCCCATGGCGTGATCATGGCTGGGCACCGTCCTCAATACCACCACTCGGTGCAGGTTGCTTCCATCCAGACCCTCGCCCGTCGCCTCGATAAAGTACCGTTTAAACCGGACATCATCGTGATCGATGAGGCGCACCTCTCCGCTGCTGCAACCTACCACAAGATCCTCCAGCGATGGCCTAATGCTAAAGTCCTCGGCGTGACCGGTTCTCCGTGTCGTCTGGACAATAAACCGCTGGGACGTGAGTTCGGCGGGCACTTCGACAAGCTGATCCAGGTTATCTCGATCTCCGAGCTGATCAATCGCGGCTTCCTGGTGCGCCCGCGCTACTTCGTCGGCGAGACCCGCGTGGACTCGAGCAAGTTCGGTAAGCGCGGCGGGGATTACAAGTCCGAGGACATGGCTGAAGCGTTCGACAAGCCCCAGCTCAACGGGGACGCGGTCACGCAGTATAAGCGGATCTGCTACGGCAAGCCCGCCGTCGCCTGGTGCGTCAACCTCGCCCATGCCAGCCACGTTGCCGAGGAGTTCCGTCGCCACGGGATCCCTGCGGAAATGCTCTGCGGGGAGGACGACGACGAACGGCGCGAGGACGTGCTCGGGCGGCTGGCCCGCGGCGAGATCATGGTGGTGGCTTTCGTCGGCATTCTAATCGAGGGCGTGGACGTGCCTGAGATCGCGTGCATCATCCTGCTGCGCCTGACCATGTCGCTTTCGAGCTACCTGCAGGTGATCGGTCGTGGTCTGCGCCCGGTGGACGGGAAGGACTGCTGCTACGTGCTGGATCATGCCGGGATGTTGTTTGAGCACGGGCCAGCCGAGCAGGATCGCGACTGGTCGCTCGATAATGAGGGCGACTGGACGGAGAATAAGAGCACTGGCGCGTCGTCGATGATCCAGTGTGACAAGTGCTTCCACGTTTTCTACCGCTCCGAGGGCAAGGACGCGGCTCGCATTCACTTGCTGAACAACCCGCAGTCTGATGTCGAGATGGTCTGCCCGGACTGCGGCGCTCCGGTGGAAAAGGCCAAGATTAAAAAGCTCGATGCCTCCGACGAGAACATGACCGAAATTACGCCGGAAATGATCGCCAGGAGCATGAAGGACGCCGAGAAGGAGCAAAAGGCCAGGGAATCCGCGCAACGCCGCAAGGAAACGGCGCGAGCGCAAACGCTAGAGGAGCTGCTGGCTCTGGCAGCGAAGCGTGGCTATAAGCCAGAGTGGGCTACCCGTATGCTCGATGCGCGCATGAAGAAGGTCTATGCGAAAATCGAGCGTGAGGCTCAGATGATCCGAGAGCGGGTCGACAAGCTGGTTGACACCTTCTTCCTGCTCGACGTGCCGGACACGGCGATCGAGGAGTACGTCGGCGTCCAGCTGGCAGATTTTACGATGAAAGAGATCCAGACCATGCGCGAGGTGTACCGGGCTATCAAAGACGGAGCGTCGGTGCATGACTTCTTCAAACTGCCCGGTGCTGAACCGGAATATTTCTAAGGGGCTTTTATGGGCGCTTCAATCAACAAGGTTATGATCCAGGGTCGTCTCGGTGGGGATCCTGAGGTTCGCTATACGCCAAACGGAGCGGCAACCTGTACCATCAACGTTGCCACTTCCGAACGCTGGAAGGACAAAACCACGGGCGAGCAGAAAGAACATACCGAATGGTCGCGTGTCGTGTTCTGGAACCGTCCGGCTGAGGTCGTCGGCGAACACTTCCGCAAGGGTGACGAGATCTACGTCGAGGGGCAGCTGCAAACCCGCAAATGGACGGATAACGCCGGGGTGGAACGCTACACCACCGAGATCAAGGCGTCCGAGTTCAAGTTCGGCCAGAAAGCGGGCGACGGTCAGCCGCGTCAGGGTGGCGCTGGTGGCAACGGCGGCGGTCAGGCTCAGGGTGGCTGGGGGCAACCGCAGCAGCCGCAGGGTGGTGCCCCGCGTAACGGTGGCCAGCAGCGCCCACCGGCTCAAAACTCCCAGCCGCAGGGTGGCAACCAGCCAGGTAATGGCACCATGGATTTTGATGATGATATACCCTTCTGATTTATAAGGAGTTTTTCTGAAAACGTGTACTAAGTGCAAAAGAGAAAAACCTCTTGAGGACTTCGCGCCACGGAAAGACAGAGCGTCGGGGCGGCAATCGCATTGCCGCCTTTGCCAAAACGAGAGGGCGAGATCTCCCGTTGGCAAGATTATAAAACGGCGTTATGACAAGGCTCATGGTGCCCAGGTTAAAGCCCGGTACAAGGAGAGAAACCCCAAGAAACGCTATTGCCATGAGCAGGCGGCTTACGCGCTAAGGATCGGGAAAATCCAGCGCCGCCCCTGCGAGGTTTGCGGCAATACCAACGTCCACGCACACCATGATGATTATAACTATCCGCTGGCTGTGCGATTCTTATGCCCACTGCATCATAGCGAGTGGCATTCAACCAACGGAGAGGGACTGAATCCAGAATGAAAATCTGTTACGTAGCCGGGCCAATCACCGGCATTGACGACTATAAGCGACCGTTCGACGCGGCGCAGCGCTGGCTCGAAGCTGCGGGTTTCGTGGTGCTGAACCCGTCGTTTCTGCCGATCGGGCTGCGCTCGCACGAGAGCTACATGAAGATCTGCATCCCGATGCTGCACGAGGCCGACGGCATTGCGCTGCTGCCCGGCTGGAAGAACAGCAAGGGCGCGGTGATGGAACGCGACGAAGCGATGCGTCTCGGGCTCCCGGTGTACGAGGTGGAGTTCGACGACTACTGCCGCTGCCAGTCCCTCAAACTGATTAAGGAGCGCCGCTGTGATTGATGAATCGGTAACCGACGACGAGCTGGAAGGCTCAACGCAAAAGAAGATCTGGAGAAAAATGTCAACGCTGGGTAGTCGCCTGTTCCGCGTGAATACGGGCAAGGCGTGGCTGTCCAATCTCGGGCCTCGCGGCGTGAAAAAAACGCCTGAGGGCGTGCTGATCCGTCAGGCGCGTTCCATTCCGCTCGGTTTCTCCAATATCTCTAATGAATCGGTGAGCGGTACGCTCGACCTGCAGGGCTACACCATGGTGGTGGTCACGCCGGAAATGGTCGGCCAGCGGATCGCCGTGTACACTTGTGTCGATGCGAAGCGGGCAAAAGGCGGTAAAAAAACCACTGAGCAGACCGAGACGATCGCCCGTGTACAGCTCCATGGCGGGATTGCTGGCTTCGCTAACAGCCCGAAAGAGGCAGAGGAAATCTTGCGCAATTGGTTTGATCGCTTCAAGTAATGCGCTTTTTTGCGTGGACTTTTGGCGCGTTTAGCCATAGATTAACGCAGCCGTAAGGCGTCGGGGACACCGGGCGGGTCGCTCCCGTTCCGGGTGATTTTTTATCCTTTTGGTCACAGTCCCCGGCTTTTCCTTAACAAAAGGTATGGTTCGTTTTAAAAAGGATTACGAATGTCACAACCCATCAACGCATCGATTAATGACGTCATTGCTGAGTTTAGAACAGCAATGTTCGACGCTGGTATCACCTATCATGGTGATATTGAGCCCGACGGCGTGCTGCATCGTTTCCAGGTAGAGGACGACAAGAAAGGCCGCAAGAATGGCTGGTATGTCCTGTACATCGACGAATCCCCCGCTGGACAATTCGGCTGCAACAAACGCTACCCCGATGAAAAACTGCAGTGGCAATTTTCCGGCAACTGGATCCCTCCAACTCCTGAGGAACGCGCTGAGATCGAGCGTAAGCGCAAGATCCGCGACGAGCAACGCGCCAAGCAAAAGGCCGAAGCAGAGGCCAAAGCCGCCGAAATGGCGAAGAACATTTGGGACGCCGGGACTACCGACGTTCCTGCAGATCATGAGTACCTGGTCGCCAAGGGGATCAAGCCCTACGGCCTCCGCTATGGCCCGTGGATGGTGTGGGATCATGACGCTAAGGCGTACACCCTTGTCACCAAGAGCGCTCTCTACGTCCCGCTGATGGATCTGAACCAGCGCAATATATCCAGTCTCCAGGCCATCGTGCCGAAGGGATGCGTGGATGAGGACGAGACGAACAAACTGTTCCTACCTCGCGGTGCCAAGATGGGGCGCTGCTTCCGTATTGGCGCGCCGAAAACTGTTAACAATCGCCCGGTATTCATCCTCTGTGAAGGTTACGCCACGGGTGCCTCGATCCATGAGGCCACCGGGCATTGCGTTATCGTCTGCTTTGACTCGGGTAACCTGGTTGCCGTGGCTCGCGCCATGGCTGAGGCACTGAAAGGCAAGCCGACGATCCCGCGCTTCGTTATCGCCGGGGATGATGACCAGTTCACCTACGTGAAGGGCGTCCTAACCAATGCCGGGCGAACAAAGGCTGTCGAGGCCATGAAGGTGCTGGGCGGCGACGTGCTGTTCCCGCGCTTCTCCTCGCTGGATGGCAAGCCTACCGACTTCAACGACATGCACCAGCTCGACGGGCTGGACGCGGTCACGGCGCTGTTTGACGCCTATTTCAACCCACCGCCTGTGGTCACCGCTAACCCGCTGGATGATGACGACGCTGCCCCTGCGGTTAAAACCGAGTTCACCACCGAGGACGGGAAAGCGCCGGAGTGGGCGCACGAGGCTGCGGCGCTGGCTTCTCGCCACGCCCAAAACCGCGCATCGGAGATTGTTAACAACGAGTTCTTTCGCGTGCTCGGCTTCCGCGACGGCACCTATTACTTCTACGTTAAAGAGCAGAAATCCGTCGTGGCAATCCCGGCGTACCGCTTCTCCGAAAACATGATGATCCAGCTCGCGCCACCGGACTTTTGGGAGAGCCGTTTCCCTGCCAAGTCTGGCTTTGATAAGACCTTCGCTGTCTCCTCGCTGATGCGTTCCGCTGCAGCTATGGGTGTCTATGATGAGTCGCTGGTTCGTGCGCCGGGCGCATGGTCGGACAAGGGTAAGCTGATCTACCATTTCGGTACCGAGGCACTGGTCAACAATGAGCTTTACCCGCTGCAGTATGTGCCGGGTAAGTTCGTCTACCGTGTATCTCCGGCGCTGGTGGATGCGCGGGTGGATCCCTTCACCGCCGATGAGGCCCGGGGCGTTCGTGACATTGCCCTGCGTCTGCCGTGGGACTTCGACGTGTCGGCGCACCTGATGGCTGGCTGGGCGTTCCTCGCGCCGATCTGCGGCGTTCTTCCGTGGCGTCCTCACCTGTGGGTGACAGGACCGGCTGGCTCCGGTAAATCGTCCGTATTGAAGTTCTTCGCGTCCGTCAACGGCGGGGCTGGTCACTTCTTCCTCGGCGACTCCTCCCAGGCAGGGATCCGTCAGGCGCTCCGCTCCTCGGCGATGCCTGTCATGATCGATGAGTTCGAATCAAACGATCCGAAGGAAAAGGCGCGGGTAGAATCCATCCTGGCCATGGCGCGTCAGGCATCGTCGGATCTCGGTGCCAAGACGGCGAAGGGCTCCGCAAACGGCGACGAGCAGACCTATCTGGTGCCATCGATGTTCTGCCTCGGCTCCATCAACGTGAACATTAACAAAAAGGCCGATGCCGACCGTATCACCGTGCTGGATCTGCACAAAGACGACAGCGACGAGGGCGTGGAACGTTGGGAAGAAACCGACATGATGATCCGCGAGCTGGTGGACGGCGACGATCTCTCCTCCCGCTGGGTAATGCGCCCGGTCACGATGATGCAGGAAGTGTTGAAGGCGATCGCGGTGTTCCGTCGTGTTGGCTTGAAGGCGTTCGGTACCCAGCGTAACACCGACCAGTTCGGTACCCTGATGGCTGGCGACTACATGATCGATCATGACCATGCCCCGTCAGACCAGCAAGCTCTGGACTACCTGGCGCAGTTCTCCTGGTCGCTCGACCGGATCTCGGCTGACGACGAGGACGCCCGTAAGGCTCTCTCCTACCTGATCAACAGCGCCGTCCGTACCAGTGCTGGCGTCAACATCTCCGTGGCGAGCCTGATTACCGTCGAGTACAACCGTCTGCATGGCGTGAGTCTCCCGGTGTCGGGCAACGTTGCCAAGGATGAGGCGACGTCGCTCCTCTCTAACCATGGCATGAGGTACGTCAATAGCAAGCGAGCCGTGGCTGTGGCGGTGGGGGATAACTTCCCGGCGCTGAACGACCTTGTGTCAAAGGCCAGCTTCTCGACCAACCTGACAGGCCAGCTCGGGCGTCTGCCTGGTGCCACGCGTAACGTGCCATATCGCATCACGCCGACCAGCAAGACGTGCCGCTGCGTGATGGTGCCGATCTCTCTGATTCTGGAAGTGCCGGGCGAGCAGGACGAGCTGCCTATCTGATGTAAAAAAGCCCGGTTCCCCGGGCTTTCTCTTAGTGGTACTTCTTCTTCTGGAACACCTTTTTTTCTTCCTCACCCCGCGTGCTGTAGAGCGACCTGTATCCCATGCCGGGCATGTCACGGATCACCGTCACCCGGTCAACGTTCTGAACCACGCAAAAGTGAGCATGACTCGGGTCGTCGATGTGCATCTGACGGGCTTTCATCACTGCGCCCGGCACCGGATCGATAAACGGGGCCGGCACTGGTCTTTTGTATGGTTTCATTGTCATTCTGGTATCTCTGTCCAGGCTATGCAACGGTAGACGATACCGCCCCAGCCCACCTCCCCCTCGCAGGTTCCGTCGGCGTGCTGGAACGTCCCATATTTCTCCCGATACCATCCGACGCATTCACCTCGGATCCCTTCCCAGCGCGTCAGGACGGCTATCTCCCGATACGGGGCGGCATCTTCTGGCTCTGGCGTAGGTAGGGTCGGTTTAACCGTGTTACGGTCGTGCCACGCGCTCACCGCTGGCTTCTCAACGCCAAGCAGCTTCGCCAGTGCCTCATAGTTTAGCTGGCTGTGATATCTCCCTTTACAGGCGACCAGCTTCTCTGCGGCGGCGAGGACGGCCAGCGCTTTCTGGTACGGCAGGTGCTTCGCGATGATGTTGTCAAAAAATTTTTGCGCCGACTGATCGACCTTTCCGGTGAACGTCATGTGTCCATTCAGGTTGATCGTCAGCTGTCCGATGATCTGGTTGCCCTGCGCAAAGTTAAACTGGAATGGGTGGGGCTCAACTCTCGCCACGGGCATTATGATGCTCGTGTCTTTCAGATCAATTTTAGGAATGGGGATCACCTTCCCGCTCTGTGGATCCCGGATCCCGACTTCAACTTTATTTTTTGTCATTGGCTTGCTCCTGCAGCTGGGTTAATGCCTCGCGCATCTTGATAACGGCGTACTCGAGGCGCTTATAATCCGGGTTTTCTGGCGGCTCCGGCCATTTGATATCGTCATCGTCGATCCGGGTCGATCCGTAGAAGTCGCTGGTGTAGACCCAACGGTTGTAGACGTTCTCACTCCCGGCGATGTCGTCCCACGCTTCGCGGGCTTCGGCCTTTCCAATGCTGCCCCGCCGACGTGCTCGGGCGATGGCTTGCTGGATGGCGGTCACGCAGTCGTCGTCGTCGCGCTCATTCATCGTGCTGCTGATGCCGTTGCCGAGCTTCATGACCAGGTAGTCGACGTTGGTGTCCAGCACAAACTGCTCGATCGTCCGGTCCTCACCGATCGCATTCCAGTAGTGCGACCAGCTGCTGCCGTCGCCTGTTAGGGTGACGCGCCCGGCTCCAGGGTACGTGTTGTTGATGGTGACATTGATCGTGTCGAAGTATTTTGGCACGTCCCAAATCTTGACCAGACGGCAGGTTAAATCAGCGATCTTCATGGCTGGCGCTCCCGTCCTTCACCTCGACCTTCGATTCTGGATCCTCCCAGGTCTGGATGTTCTCCGCACAAAACGGGCAGAAGTTCATGGCCACGCCACGCGGGAAACGCCCCGAGTGGATCTGGACGATGTCGGTACCGCGCTCGCCTGTCGCCACCTGGACGCGGGATGGCATAAACACGCCGCGCATGTTGCCGTTCGGGTTGCCGTACTGGATAACCGACTGGAGGTTGTCGCAGGGCTCAAGATGTCGCCCCATACGCACGCATTTCTCGCTCACTTACGGCCTCCCTTCGCTTTCTTTGGCTTGCGCCCGGCGTGTTTCTTCATGGCGTTCGGCTTCATGAACGCGCCTCGATACAGGCGCTTGAACTCCTGCAGGGGTGTCTCCGGTGGCAGGTCGTCTGCGGTGACGATCGGCAGCTCTTTACCGTCCATCAGGATCTTAACCTTGGTTGGATCGAGCTGCTCCGGGTGTCCGGTGATTGCTATTTTTTTGTCGTGTGAGGCTGACATGCTGGCTCCCTTTTGTTAGTGCCCGGCGTCAGTTCTGCGCCGCGCATCAGAATGGTTTCGGCCAGCGATGAGCTGGCTTTGACGGGGGTGAATCCTCTGTTTTTCTTCCGGTCGTGCCGGATGCGGCATAGATACCGCTGGCACTCGATACACTGCCCGTCTCGCGTTCGCCTGGGGCTGGTGTGCCCACGGTGGCATGGGTTTGGTGACTGGTATGTTGGCGCTCCCGTGCGGATGGCCTCCTGCCGCTCTGGCAGGGTGCCGTAAGTACCGCAGTGGTTCTTCCCCTTTTGCTGTACGCGCATCGCCATTGGTTAGTCGCTCCTTTTAGACCAGCCCGGGCCATGGTGGTCGCGCCACGTAGGATCGAGCGGTTCGGTGGTGGTGGGTTTAGTGACCGGCTGTGGTTTCTCGTCGGCCACAATGATTCGCGCCGCCTCAGCATCGAGACGGCGGATCCGCTCCTCGACGCCGCGCTGATAATAATTGATCAGGCGGGGATGGGGCTCCCCGCGCTCGGCGCATTTCATCGCCTCGATCACCTCGTTAATGACCTGCTGCTTGCCGCCCATTGTGCCCTGCCCATGCGCCGACTTCGACGATGTGTTTGCCGCCCTGCTGGCGCACTCGCGCTTGCCAGCCCCCTTGGGTGAGCGTCCAGCAGTGCCGGAACGCGGCTTCTGGTTTGGTGTGCTCATGCGTGACTAAGACTTTCATCCTTCCAGCTCCGGTGCTTGTGGTTGAGGGCGTTTGTTGGTGCATTTGATCACGCTGCCGTCGGTGAATCTGAGCGTGGCTGACGTCGGTGTCGCTTTAAGGGTACCGAAGTCCTTCGTGCCCTGCGCCATTCTCGCGCTGAAATCGTTCAGGGGGTTGACCTTCTTCGTGTATGCCAGGCTAATCTCGCCGAAGTCCTCACCATCGGTCATAACCATGTTGGCGTTCTGACCGATCTCGATCAGGTAGTCGCCCTGCGCTATCGGATCCTTGCAGTAGTAAATCCCTGCCGGGTAGACCCGAGCGTCGGCTGACTCCTGCGCTGCGGAGCTGGTAGCGACGAGGATTGCTGCTGCTGCGAGTGCTTTCATCATTTTGTTATTGTCCTTTTTGTGCGTTAAAGAAGGCGTCAGCCCAGGTTATGTAAATAGCTCGCATGTAGGCGTCGTCGTCGATGTTCTGAGCGACTACCGGCATGCGGAGCATGGTTTCTTTGGCGTGGAGATCGAGCATCTCTGGGGAGAACGCTTCGGGTGGTATGCCCCGGTTCATCCGTCCGAAGATGATCGCGTCGCGCATGATGTAGGCGATCTGTTTCCCCTCTTTCGATGCGGCAAACTGCGCGGCTACCGCTGGCTCGTAGCCGAGGTTAGCGTAAACCTTGAGGACGTACTTCTGTGCCTCCTGCTCGATCTGCTGCGCTGCAGTGATCTCAGCGATGTCGCGCTGTGGTTTGGTCTGTGGCGCTGCGTGTGCGGTGATGCTGGTGGCGATAATCGCCAGGGCTATCAGTGTGCGTTTCATGTTGGGTGCTCCTCTGTTGCTTGACCGGACATTAAGCCCACGTCTAAAACGACGCAAGCTATTTCCTCGGGATTTTCACCTTGCCCATGCTGACGTCCACCTTCTCCGGGTGCCATTTGTCCTTCGGCTGTCCGTGGGCGTAGGTCACGCTGTAGGTGGTTTGCGTATCGCCGTCGCACACCGTGGCGATCTCAAGGTCGCGATCATCCGGTGCGACCGGGCCTACCGCGCAAAGGCGGCGGTACCAGAAATCGAGTGCGTGCGGGTCGTGGTCGGCGTAGTCTTGTTTCATTGAGATGCCTCCTGTCTAATCTTTTTTGAGTATACAGCCTTGTAAGCCCCCGCGCCATCTGTATAATCTCGCCGACTTTCCCAACGCCTGAGGATCAAATGGACGCTCGCCAAAAAGAAAAAATCGAGAAGATGCTGTCGCTGGCCTTTAACAACACATCCCGCGACGAGGCAACAACGGCATTCAGCCGTGCCGTGGCGCTGGCGCATCAATCCGGTACCACGCTGCAGTCATTCCGGCAGGGCGGCTCCGACAAAGAGTCCGAGCTGGTGGACGACTACAACCGCCTGGTGGAAAAGTACAACGACCTGCTGCGGCGGGCGCTGAATGTCCAGGATGATCGCGACCGCATGCGCGATATGCTTCGCCGCCTCGACGAGCACAACGACAGGCTGATCGCCCGTAACCGGACGCTGGAGGTAGCGGCGGCACAAAATGAGGATCGGGTTGACCGGGTGACGCGGAATGCTGCCAGGATCCAGATGCGCGTGATCTGGCTGTCCCTGTTCGTGGGGACATGGATCGGCTTCGGTATTGCCCTCCTCGCTCGCTGACTTCCTCGCCCGGTTCACCGGGCTTTTTTCGCCTCCTGCGCAGAAAAGACTATGTTAGCGTCGAAAACGACGCTATAGTTCTCCCATCAAAACTAAGCACGCCTGAGGAGGCAATCATGCAACAGTTCACTAACGTAGATACCCTGAAAAACATCATCAAGCAGGTCGATGCGCTGTACGCCGTGTGTAATGCTCGCTCTCTGAAAATTAAAGAAGTGAAAGAGATCGCTTCGACCATCCTGGGTATGTCCGGTCTGCCGTATGACTGCCGCGCTGGCCTGTTCTCCGTAGTTTCCCGTCATCGCACCTACAATGACGTGATGGAATCCCTGCGCTACTCTCTGACCCATCTGCACATGCATCTTGACGTGTCCGAGCTGGTGGCTCGCCCGGCGATCGCCCTGTTCCTGAAACGCTGCGAGGCTTGCCGCTTCAACATCACCGTTCGCGGTCGCCGCATCTACATCAAGCGCCCGGATGGAGTGGAGATCTACATCGGTACCGACGGCAAAGGCCAGCGTTCTGACGTTGAGGAAGGCTGCGCCCTGGTGCTGGAAACGCACCGCATGTTCTCCGAGGCGCTGGAGCTGGACAAGTGGGAAGTTATCGAGGCGCTGCGTATGAAGGACGCCACGCTGCCGGAGGCTCGCCGCTACGTGTACCAGTACGGTCTGGCCTGTGCCGTGGAAATGTGGGACGAAACCCGCACCAAACTTTCCAAAGAGGTAGACGCGGTTTACCACTGGACGATCTGCCCGGAATGCCAGGGTCATGGCAAGGTCGACAACCCGGCCTTTGAGAACGGCTTCACCTCCTCCGAGTGGGCTGACATGACCGAGGACGAACAGGCCGCGTACATGGGTGGCGAGTACGACACCACCTGCCCGGGCTGCGAGGGATCCGGCAAAGTGAAAGCGCCGGACGTATCCAAACTGAACACCGCGCAAAAGCGCGAGCTTGTTCGTTATCGCCGCGAGTTAGAGCTCGAGGCTCAAATGAGACACGAGGACGCTGTTGCGCGTCACATGGGGTGCTGATGAAACCGATGGGACTGAAATACCGCGACCCGGGCTGCTGCTGTTCGCTCTGCCTGTCTCGCGGGTACCGTAAAGACAAAGGCTGGGAGTCGTTCACCGTCGCCCGAAAATCCACCGAGCGCCAGCTCACAAAGAAAACCATTCGTAAGGAGATCGCTGATGCGTAACCTGATCCTGATAATGGTGGCTCTGGCCACTTTCTCTGCCGCTGCGGTTGAATGCCGCACCGACTCGTTCAACACCACGCGCTGCTCCGACGGTACCGAGTACCGGACGGACTCGTTTGGCACCACCCGCGACAATCATGGTAATGAGTACCGCCGTGATTCCTTCGGCACCGTGCGCGACAATAACGGTAACGAATGGAGAACCGACTCGTTCGGTACCGTCCGTGACAACCATGGCAACGAATACCGGACGGACAGTTTCGGCACCATGCGGAGCAACTCCGGCACCGAATGCCGCACCGATTCCTTTGGCACCACCCGCTGTAACTGACCCTCAACCCTCGGGGTAGTCCTCCTCCTGCCCTGAGGGTATTATTATTCCTTACACTGTAAGAAATAACTTTACCTAACGTCATTTTCGTCGTACTCTTAACTCAAGCAAAAAAGCATCGCTTAACGCCTGAGGAGGCACCAAATGGCTACTAAAATCACTTTCCCACGCACCGCTGAGGCTACCGAAGTCTCCGATGCCGAGTACACCCTCTGCGCCGATGGCGTTAAAACTCCCGTTTTCCTCCAGGACAACCGTCCGGCTGGTGGCAAGATCGAGATCTGCACCCTGATCGATGGTGCCGTGAAGTATCACACCGCTCGCCCTACCATGCGCCTGGCCTGTAATGCTGCCGCTATCGTTTATCTGGAGGTGTGCCGTGGCTAATGCACCGCGTATGTCCCGGGATGAGTTCTTCTCCCTGCTCGAGGATCTGGTAATGACCAACGTCGGGCATAACTTCTCCGTCGAAATCGGCGGTGAGGGTAAGGTTGTCGTACTGCGCTGGGCTGTCACTGGCTCTGCCGAGCGCACCGAGAAGAAGGCGCTGTTCTTCTCCCGCTCTCCGGTCATGCTGAATGCCGCGCTCGAAGCGTTCACCGCCTGGGAGAAAGAGATCCAGGGCGAGCTGTACATGCAATATGCCGACCACTCTGATCCCGACGCGGCCTATGAGCGCCACCTCGAGAACGCTGGCTGGCAAGACGCCGACGCCCAGGATCGCTGGGAGGCCGAGCACGGTTGCCTCGACCACTGGCAAAGCAAGGCGCTGGCTGATGGTAAATCCTTGCGTGAAATCGAGGACGCGACAGCTCCGGTGCTCGAGGTTGCTGCCGACTGGCAAACCAAAGCTCGCGGCACCAACAGCCAGGAATACCAGATCTATGTCACCAACGCTGAGGCGCTGGGCTGGAAAGTGAAATCTTTCGACGAGTGGGTGAGGAGCTAACCATGGAGCATCAATTCACCAAGGCCGAGATATCGGCCTTTAAAGACCTGCTGAGTAAGGCGCTGCGTCTCGTGTTCGGCGGTTCCTCCCCGAACCACCCATTTGGCGCTCGCATCTCCGGGCGCACCTTCGCCGACGGCTCTGTGGGCTACGGCTTTATGATCTCCGGCCTGGGCGCTGACCAGTTCGTGCTGATCGAAAAGACCCCACCCGCGCTGCAGGTGGAGCTGAAATTAAAAGCCCGTGCGCTGCTGCGTGCGGTGTTCGCTGAAACGAAAAAATAACCAACCTCCCCCGTGTATGTCGCCCGGCGACGGACGGGGCTACTCTTTTTTGCTAAGGATTATGACCAATGAAAACTGTTAAATTCGCCCCTGAAGGCAACGCGCACCTGCACATCGCTGGCACCTCGCGGCATATGACCGTGTGCGGCTGGCAACGCGGGAGCACCTCCGGGATGATCTTCGCCGACGACGGCACCGTGACCTGCCCCGACTGCCTCGACGCTATGGCGGAGCTGGTTGATGCGATGGGGATGGGGCTGCCTGAAACCAACCCGGACGACCGCAAGCGCAAGATCACCGAGCTGCGTGCCCTGCTGCTGATCGAGACGTACCGCAACGCGATCGGCAAGTTCCCCGCGCCGCGCTACCGGCTGATGCTCCAGCTGCTGATCAAAGCGGGTGACGAGCTGCCGCTGTGGGATGGTGCTGCGGGCTTCTTTAAGGCGTGGCGACAGAGTGACGTCATCTACTCCCGCAGCCTGACCAGCTGGGACATGATCGTGTGGCATCTGGCGCACTCCGACGAGCACCTGCAGACCGCGATTAACGCCGTGTTCCCGCCTGAACCCGTGGAGGCTTCCGGTGCGCCAGCTCTTTGATGCGCTCTGCGCGGTGTTCTGTATCGGCCTCGCCACCTTCCTGGTGGGGCTGGTTGTCTACAGTGCGGCGCTGGCCTATGCCGACAGCGACTGGCGCTGGACGGCGCTGAACGGTGCGCTGTCGTGGCTCATGCTCCAGCTGGTCTGGTGGCCTGTGGTGTCCTGTTTTGGTTCCTATTTCCGGGGCGTTAAGTATGAAGACTGACCGTTTTACCTTCCTGTGCGCCTGTACGCTGTGCGTCATCATCGCGGTGCTGTCGTTTGTTATGGGCTTCATGGCCTACGACCTGTGGCTCTCCGGCCTCACCATGCTGGCGGTCATCCCGGTGGCGCTGGCGTTCGTATGCATTCTGTTGCTGGTTGCGCTGGGACGCGGCCTTTTCCGTGTTGAGATTGAGGACAAACCATGAAACTGACGACCTACATCGACCTCTACTATCAGGGCAATAAATCGGCTTTTGCCCGTGCGATGGACGTGCAGCCGCCGTCTGTCCACCAGTGGCTCAACTCGGGCGCTGAAATCATCGGCGGTAAGCTGGTACTTAACTCCCGCGACCTCCCGCCGTCGACCTCGCTGACTGACGTCTACGATGCCCACGCCCCGTTCGAGGCGATGATGCGCTCCCTGAACCCGGCTATCCCCCTCGAGCGCGACGGCGACGGCTATAAGGTGGCGTTCGTCCACGGTGCCTGGATGACCTTCTCGATCATGAAGGACGCCCAGCCCGAACCTGTAACCGTTCCTTACGATGCAATGAAAAGCCTACAGGCGGCGAGTGAGGCGATCGCGGGTGCCATGGCGCTGCTCGACCCTGAGGGGCAGGGTACTAACCATTTTTAATTCCTTACACTGTAAGAGAAATGATAACGGATGCCCGGCGAAAGTCGGGCTTTTTTGTGCCCTCGTTACTTGTTACCTGCCACATTTTTCCCGTTACAGCCTTTTTGTGTCGGCTCCAGCCCGCGTGGCTGTAGACGTCCCGCGTTTCGTTACCTCGTTACCTGAAATCTCGTTTCTGCACCTATATATCTATACATAAATACAGTAACACAGTAAGGATTACTTACGATTAACTATCGCCTACTACTGTAAGCAAAACCGAATTAATCGCACTATGGTATAAAATCGAAGTAACAGAGGTAACGAGGTAACAAGACCCACTCTATCTATATCTATATCTATCTATCT